AACTAAAAGAAATATAATTAACAGAGCAAGATGAACGCTGCAAAGAATTTGGATATTAAACTATGGAAGAAAAAAGAACATACAAAACAATTAAATGGATATTAAAAGATAATATCAAAAAGAATGTTAGGTCTTTATGGACTTGGAAGGATGATAATTTTACTATGATCTATGAAAATTATGACGGGGAGGACCGTATTTACACAAGCAGCCAACTACTAAGACTTTTATCAGAATGATGTATCTAAACTTAATAGCCTTTTTAGTATTGTTTATAGCCTTTATGATTATATTTATAAGATATATAGAAGATAAGATATCAAGAAAATATAATAAAAAATCTAAACCAAAGAGTTCTTAAGGTTCAGTATCTCCGCACACTTCTCATACTCCTCAGTATAAATAAAGTAATCAATAAGAGAATCATATACATCATCCTCCATTATAACCAGCTTGTACTCAGGACTGAAGATTAAATATAAGTTATCATTGTTATCAACTAATTGATCTATTGTCTTCTTCCCTAAAAGCAATTCATAACTATTCCTCATACACAAGTCTTCGTTAAAGTTTTTCATATTATTTATATTTTAGTCTTTCATTTTCTTTCTTTATAAATTCAAGTTCTACGGTTAAAGCTGCAAGTTTCTGGCTTATATCCATTAGCTTATCACTACAATTATCTTTGTCTTTTTCTAATCTTTCTACTCTTGAAATAAGATCATCCCTATACATAGTCTGTTCTGATCTAATGCTTTTTTTATCTCCAGCCTTTTTCTTTATTATAAACTCATAAAATTTCCAAGCACCACCACCAAATAGTACGGCAATTAATGATGTTATTATTGTCATTAAATTTTGATCCATTATTTTTTCATTTTTCTATCTAACATTTCTCTTTGTAATTTAACCCATATCCAAACCCATATTAATAAATAAAAGAATGTAATTATTAATGCTCTTAATACAGATAAGTCAAATGTAGATTCAGGATTAGAAACTAAACTAACTACATATCTAACAGTAGCAAATAAAGTTAATATTAGATAAGCCGATACAAAATAACTACATCTCTTAATAGAATACATAGATAAAAAAACTCCTAAACTAACCACCAAGTAAGCACAATATAAATAATATGTATTAGGCTGACCTAAATCAAACCAATACTTATAGTCCGTCCAAAGAACTTGATTGTTTAATATATCAGATACGCACCAAAATAATAGTAAAGGTTGCACATCATAATACTTTAATATTTTAAATAGATATTTAAAATAATTTTTAATCATCAAACATTCCAGATGAATCATCAAACATATCACTATCATATGTTTTTGATTTAGATTTAGATTTAGATTTTTTAGAAACTTTTTTATCTGAGTTTCTGAGATCTTTATAAAGTTTTTTCATAACTACTTTTCTAATGTCTTTATATAGAGGAATTAATCCTAAGTGACCAAATACCTCTAATGGTATTCTTTGAGTTATCTCTTTAACCTGTCTCATTCGAGCAGCTGGTGTTTTTTTAACACTCTCTGTATATTTTTTAGTTATTAAATCAAGTGTCTTTAAAGCAGGACCAAATGACCCTGTAAGTCTAAGAAGAATATCGCCAATACCTGTACCTCTAAAATCTTCCTTAGCTTTCTTAGGAACTATAGTGTACTGAATACTATCTTTATACGGATCATACTCACCTTCTCTTAGAAAGTCAAGATACTCTTCGTTAAACACTTCAACTCCTTGATTTAGTATTGATTTAACAGCATTTCCAAAGTCTCTTCCAATTAATAATGATGTGAATGCAGAAGAAATAGCTTGTCCAATCTGTTTTCCTATAGATTTTTTTTCTTCTTCCTCATCACTACCAAACAGAAGTCCGATTAACCCAGACCCAAGCATTTGAGTTAGTAGAGTATATGTTATCATACGAGTTGTTACTGCAGCTAAAGTTGCTATCCCTTGCTTTTTTGTAATAGTACCATTACCCATAGCGGCATAAAGACCTGTTCTTGCTGTCACATATTCAAATAGTAAAAAATTCATCATAAAACCATTAAAGTTATTGAAAGCTCTAAGAAAAGCTGTTTGATTAGGTTTTGATTTACCTTTTAGTACATTCATAAATGGATTATCAGTTGCTCCAGTCTTAACAGATGTTTCATCGGCAGCATCTTTAGCCTTCTGTATTGCTTCAGAATACTCTTTCATATAAGCCTCATCATTAGCAGCTATCTTATTGAAGTCCACCTCAACACCTGCCTCAGCCTTAAATACATTAGCAAAATCCCCAAACCATATAGGCCTCATTACTAATTTATCAGGAGTAGATATTAAAGCGTCAGCAGTTAACTCTACAAAGTTTATATATTTCTTTAATGATAGATTATATATTTGTTGAATCTTATTAGCTATAATCCCCCTGGTTCTGCCATTTTCTGTACCTGCACTTTGGTTAAGTATATTAGTGTCTATCATTTTACCAGATAATGTATCTCCAGAAAATATTCTGCCTGTTTGCTTACTACCTACATTCTGCATTACAGATGGAGCTTCAGCAGATAAAATAAACCCTCTATTATTAATACCTGTTTTAAATGCCTTAGGATTAATCATTAATGCAAATCCTATATTAGAAGTAAGTTCAGCCATAAATCTGGGGGTACCAGCAAGAACAGATCTATATCCTTGCTTACTAATATAATTAACAACATCATCAGCTATAGTAGTTTCTGTAAATGTATTTTGTAAAAGATTATCTGAAGATTCTAAAAAAGCAGCCTTAATAGCATTAAACACCTTTCTTTGTTCTACTGGAATTGTTCCTCCATTTTCTGTTTCTAATGTAGATTCTGTCCTATTAAGAGTACGTCTTGCTGTTCTAATAGGTTCTGTTAGGTGTCTATCCATCAATACCATTTTAGATCCTTTTTGAACCGATGAATATATATTAAAATTGATAGGAGAAACCTTCCCAGTTCTTTCTATTAAAGACTTTGCTTTTGTAGATGGATTAAGAGATTCACCAAAACTTCTAACAACATCAGCTGTAACATCTATAGGCTTTGATTCATTCATTACAGGTAAGTGAATGTAATTTGTTAGTGGGTTTATTTTATCTCCTCTTATAATAGCTGATGTGTATTCAGCTACAGGTAAAAGAGATTGGTTTATTTCTCTAACAGTTTTTATAGAGTTTTTTTCAGCATTATTAAATGATTTATCTAACTTTTCTAAACTAATATTTCCGTCTTTATCACTAAAGTCTTTTAGTATTTTCTCAAGAACTTGAGCATCATTCTCTGTGTATAAAGCAGATTTCCCATCTCTTATAGCTTTTATAGTCTTTTTCATATACTCAGATGCAGGATTAACTTGTTTGCTATCTGGATTAGATTGAAACTCTAACTGAATCATATAAGCCATTTGTTTAAATGATGATTCTAATGTTTTAGCTGGATTACCTTTAAATGACTTAGATACATCATTAATAGATTTTTCTATTTTTTTCTGAATTTTATTGTACTCAGAATTATAAGTCGCTACTCCCTCGGCAACCTTAGAAAATAAAGAATCAAAAATTTCTTTCCCTTTCCAATTACCAAATAATTGGTCTATATTATATAAAGGATTTCTTCTTATCATCTCTAAATAAGCATCTTTCTTTTTTGTTAAAAGTGTTTTAATCTTAGCTATAAATTTAGAAATTAGTAATGGTTTTGCGTTACCTATAGCGTCAGTTAATTTTTCTGAATCGTTTATTGAATTCATTTGTTCTACTAACAACTGAGAATAGTGAGGCAAGTATCCATTATTAATATTATCAATAACCTTAAGTAAGTTCTTAAGTTGAGTAAGATTAAGCTTATCAAGAGCCACTGTATCTATTAACTTATTTAATCTACGAGCTAAATTTCTTTCATCTTGACTTGGAAGATTAGAGACATCCATAATTATATTATTAAACTCCTCTATAACCTCATCCTTTTCTTCTTGAATTTGCTCATCAGTTTTTTCTACTGCATCAATTTGAGGTAAAATATCACTCTTATACTTACGCATAATAGCTGCGGAGTCTTCATCAATTTTTCCGTCTTCTAACATAGCTTTAATAGTCTCAGCGTAGTTTAGTTTACCATCATCGTTGAATACTTTATTTTTATAATCAGCAAATATCAAAGCCATCTCCTCAGCTTGACTTTGCTCCTCATTTATTTTATCAAGTACATCTTGAACTTCCTTAAGAGTTTCTTGCTTTTGCTCTAATGTAAGAACTGTTGCTCTTTCCCCAAACACCTCTACAAGTGATAGGTATTTTTTAAATACACTGTCAGGAATTAATGTTGGATCAATACTAAATAATCTTTGTAGTGGATTAATTAAGTCAGTTGCTATACCAAGTTTTGTTCTGATGTTTTTATTAGCCTGTTTAACTTTCTTTCTTGCAAATGCAATCTGTTCAGCGTATTCAGCATTAGCAAATACTTTAGCCATATAGTCTACAAATCTTTCTATAGATGCCTCATTAAACATATTAACCTTACTGAATCTTTTTATAACAGCAGCAGCTTGTTTGGTAGATATTTTACCAATAGAAACCATTTCAGATACACCATCTGCAAGTTCTTTACTGGCCTTCATAAAAGATTTCTTAGCTGTTTTAGCTCCTTCGTTTAATTGCTTAAGTCTTTGTATTAATAATTGTTTCTCTGTTACAGTAAACTTTTTTATTTCTTTTGTTTCTCCAAAAAGAACAGACATTGCCTTACCTATTACATTCTTTACTGATGGAGCTGCTTTTTCTTTTATACCAAATTTTGCTCTCACATCCCTTATAATATCCTCACGCTGGATGTCAGTAGCTATTTCATAAACCTTAGATCCTTGGATGTAATTAATTACATTCTTAGAAATATCATTAAACTTTACCCCACGTTTTTCAGATTTAGATATAATATTTTCAACCTCCTTAATCATTCTATTATATCCCTCAATACTATCAGGAGTTGTTTTTTGCTCACGTTCATTAGATACTCCTTCTAATAAAGGATCTGTAGGAAGCATAGAATATAGATCTCTTTTTTTACCCTCAGCATCAATACGACTGCCTATAACTATTGCATCACCATCTTTAACTAATCTTTTCCATACTCCTTGTGAAGCATTATTAGTGAACTTAGAAGATGTTAATATTTTTCCTTTAAGAGCTAATATATTAGCTATCTCTCTATACATATCAGGAGCTAATCCTTTCCCTTGATCAAATTTTTTGATGTACACTTGGGATACACTTGGTTTATCAGATTGTAATTCAGCAATAGACATCTCTCCCGCCCTTCTAATTCCCTTCATTAATGTAAACTCTCCTTGACCTGTTTCTTTTACAGAATAATCATCCACTAATTGAAATCTTTCATTTCCATCTGGTGATATTTTTAAAGGCTTACCATACTTCACTCCTTTAGCCATTACTAATGGTCCAACTTGTATAATTTCAGCAGCTGATGTAACAGGCCTGCTATCTGCTTTATTATAGAATGATGCTTGACGATAAGGATTAAATCCTACCTGAACCCACTCATTACTATTAAGAGCTTCTTGAGCTCTCTTAGTTGCACTCTCTGTACTTTCATTAACATACGACCCATCCATAACGGCAAATGGTGATTTTGATTGAGTACCTTTAGCTACCCCTAATGCTTTTTTAGCATTACTTGTAAATTCTACATTTTTAAGAACAGCTGTCTGCCCGTATCCAAGTACTCCTTTACCTTTAGGACCATGAATAGTATCTACATATATACCATGAGATTGATATGATGGTATATCTAAACGAGATGATACTTTTTCTCCATCCTTAATTTCTGTTGTTAATCCTATAATTCCTTTCTGAACTTTATTAGGCTGTAATGCTAAAACTACATCCTTTATAGTAGCAGGCTTTGGAACCTTAGTGTAAGGAGTAATAGGCATTTCTTTTTGAATAATTTCATTGTATTCATTAAGAGTTATATCTCCATTAGAGTAACTATTAGCTGCCTCAAGAGCTGCCTTAGGATGAGGCATTTTAATACTTTTATTGTTATCCTTTTTCCAAGCCTTAACCTCATCAGTAGTCATTCCTATTTCAGAATATACCTCTTCAGTTGTTAGTTTCTGTGCTTTATCAGTTGTATTATTTACTTTAGCTACCTTTGGTATAGACCCTGCACTACTTGCTACGTTAGATACTTGAAACTTATATTCTTGAAACTCTGGGTATGTTCCCTCATAAAATTCACCCCCAATCTCTGATTTACTTCGCTTTACAACCTTTCCTTTATCGTTAATCTTTTTTCCTTTTAACGCTAATCCATATTCTCTTTCTAACTTATTATCTCTTGTAGATTTTGAAGGTCCCTCTTGATTATATTTAACATATGAATCAGTTATATCATAAGACTTCTGAAAATTAGTTGGTTGGTATATACCTTTGATTTTTGCTTTAATAGTCCACGCAAAAGATGGATGATAATCAACATCTCCTTTTTTAGGCTTACTTATTTCAAAAGTTGTATTATCAAACTCTATAACGGACATAAGATCAAACGCTTCTATACCTTCATTAAGAGGATCCATTATCTTTAAAGCAAAGTCTGTTTTACTTGTTACTCCAGTCGCATCTTTAAATTTTTTGATAGAGATTACCAATGAGTTAAATCTTTTTCTTAAATCTGGAGAGTAGTTGTTTTCAATATCTAATAATTTAACTAATTGCAACGGATCTTTAACAAAAGAATCAAGGTTATTTATGTCTTTACCTGTAGCCTTCTTGTAATTTTCCTTAAATATTCTCCACTCTTTTATTTCTTTTCCCTTTTTATTTACAAGACCCTTACTAAGAGATGATATTAATTCTTTGTTTGTTACAATCTTATTGTCTAAAATAACTTTAATAATCTGTTCAAATATAGATTGTTGGAACTGCCAAGACCCTTCTAATGTTCCAGAGTGAGGCATAAATAGTTTAGCGTTACCCTCTTGTGAGTTTCTAATAAACCCTTCAGCTTGAGACTTAGTGTTAAAGGCAGCAAGATTTGATACATCACCTATTTTTAACCCTTTTCTACTCATCATTAATGGAACATAACTTTTACCGCCCTCCAACTGTAAAGTAATACCATTACCAATATCAACTATACCAGCTGTAGTAAAGTCATACATATTGGTAACAAAGTTTTGACCATCAAAGTCACTAATATCTTTATTTTTTATAAGGCTTGAAAATGGCCTACTATCTGACTCGACTTTTGGGGCTGGGTTTATTTTAGATTCTTTATCTGAAAAGTTTAAAACACCTACTTCACCGCCTTCTCCTTGTTCAAACGTATCTAATTGAGAAATATCAGACTCTGTAATTTCTTTACCTTCCTTAATATTCTCAGCAATAGTAGCTAATAAATCTAATGTATCAGCATCAGTATCTATTACCTCTGCCTCCATACCCATTATATTCTTTAATTTATTTAACCACTTCTGAACTATAGTTTTTTCAGGCCTTTTTAATGATTTATAATTATCTGCAAGAGTACCAATTAATTCAGCAAGATATTCTTCATCTTGAAACTGTGGAGTTTCAGTATAATTATCACTAAATTTCTGTAGTTGTTTCTTTAATTTTGGATCTGTAATTTTTTTCTTAATAGACTCAACCATTTTATAAGTAACAATACCTATCCTCTCATCACTCTTAAACTTATTATAAAGTAAAGCATGAAATATTTCATGTGCTATTGTCTTGGCATTAGCATGAGTCATATTAATATGAATATCGTTTGTGGTTGGCTTAAAAACCCCACGTGATCCCTTTTTTCTTGTATATATTTGAGATACTTGACCAGCTCCCTTATTATATGAAGCCTCTGTACTATGTAATATTATATTTGTATTAGGCAATAACTTAGCAATAGATTTAGCTGCTTTAATTGCAATTTTTGTTATATAATTCTCTTGCTTAGTTTTAGCTTCTGTATTACCTTCATATGAAGGATCTATGTTTTCAGATATCATATCTGAAATATAAAGATTTGATGTTTCCCCTATCTTTTTACCTTTTAACTTAGCAACCTTTCCTGTTTTTGGATTAGGTATACTTAAAGTTCCATCACTATTTTCAGTAACCGTTTCTACTTCCTCTTGCGATTGCGTTTCAGTATCTGCTTCACTCTCGATACTTTCTTGGGTAGCGTTCCTTTGGGTGTTTCCGTCTCCCACTTCTGTGCTACTTTCGGTAGGTTCTTGTACATCCACGCTCTCTGTGCTTGACTCTTGAATGGCATTTTGTTCAGTTTTAGTTTTTAATAAATTATCATGTTTAGCTTCCATTACCCTTTTTGCTTCCTGAGCTTCTTCTAAAGTAAATCCTTCGTTAAGGTTTTCTGCAGAGTATGAATAAGTCTCTCCTTTATCTTTATTTTTTTGATTTTCTTCATCAAGGGTAAAATATTTTTTTTCATAATCATCCCTCTCTTTTTGTATTTCAACCTCTTGTTCTTCTACGCTTACCTCTTGAATGGCATCTTGTTTAGTTTTTTGGTTATTTTTTTTATTTTGATAAGATTCAAAATTTAGAATAGCTTGTTGAAGAGGATAAAACCTATTAGTATTTCCTAAATTTAAATCTCTTAAATCAGGAGTATCCGCTAATATATCTTGTATTGTTTTTACTGGTAGGTTTTTACCTTCAAATATTAAAGAATAAGCTGATACTAATTCAGCAAATGATTTTCCTTCAGGATTTAGTAATGTGTCTTCGGCTTTAAATTTTGTTGATAGTTGATTTCCTTTACCAGTATTTTTAGCTTTATTTTTAATATGATTATCAATCATATCCTGACTCTTATTTTTATCCCTCATCAGTTGCAATACTTCTAAATCTTTACCCTCTAAAGTTTCTTCTAATGCCGCTAATCTTTCAGACTCTGTAGTTACTTTATCTTCGATTGTAACCTCAACCTCTTGTTCTACTGCTGCCGTATCAAGTATATCATCAATACGTTGATTAATTTCAGCTAATCTTCTCTTCCCTGCTCTTGTATTATTTCCCTTTAAAGCTTCTGCCTCTTCTTCTAAAGCAGTCATTTCATCTATAGCATTTTGATCTGTAATACCAGCATCTTTTAAATCTCTATTTAAAACTTTTTTATCTAATATTTTTTTCTTAGCAGCCTCAACTTGTTTACTTAATTCAGGATCATTTTCAACACTAACTTCAGCATCTAATATAGCATCAGTATCATCACTTTCTAAAAGCTCTATTATATCTGCTCTTGTAGCAGGGCCTTTATTCATTTCATAAACGGGAGGTTTTCTTGCAGCATTAAGTAATCCAGCACCTACAGTAATCGGAGCTGTAGCAGTACCAGCAACACCTTCAAATAATATTTCAGCAACATCCATTTCTTGACCCGCAACTAATCTACCAACAACTTCACCTGTTGATCCACCTACAGCCTCAAGTGTACCGCCAGCTGTTGCAGCTGTTAATCGAGATACAGTTTTACCAGCTTTTGATGTAGCCTTAGCAACACTTGTAGTTAACTTAGTTGCAAGACCACCTGTTAAACCATCAATAGCACCAATAGCTAAACCACGCCCCAGTGCTTTCATTCTTATACTACTCATTTTTTCAGCATCTTCAAGTACAGAACGAATGTTAGCGTTTGTCATTGGCTCACCATCAAGAGCCTCCTCTAAAAGCTCACCAAATGTAAGGGCTGTTTCTAATGTAGTACCTGCTGCAAACATTCCACCAGCTATAGTACCCGCTCCTGGAATAACACTACCCGCTACAGCACCTGCTGTAGCCGCTGCAAGTACAGTAGGGTTTACCATAGCACTTACAGATGAGATAAATAATTGAGGTACAACGGTTGGGTTAGCGGCAACTCCTTTTATAAAACCTAATATACCTCCGCCATCTTTTTGGTATATTTTATTGAAGGCATTCATTTCATCAGATACACCAGCCCTTTGCATTGCTTGATATGAAATTAAGAATTCTTCTATATCATTCTGAGAAGCATTTCCTCCTTTCATTAAAAGTTCTAATGATTCATCTACAGTCCCTCCTTGAGCTTGCCCTTGAGCTCCAGCTCTCCACATATCACCAAAGAAATCAGTGAATTCATTTTTACCAAATATTTCTTCAATAGTAGTATCTTCCTCACCTGGCTGAACGCCAATAGCAATTTCATCATCATGTAGAAACATCTCTTCTTTGGGAGTGTCCGCTCCAAATCTATTTGGAACTTCTTGAATTTGTTCTATTTCACCTAAAGTTTCAGGATCAACAATTTCTTCTTCAGAATTTATCTGAACAGAAGGCTCCGATGATCCACGCTCGTCCACCACTTCTGTATCGGATACCATAACTTCCTCTTCCCCAGTAGGTTGAGAATCGTCTTTTTTTTTTACCTCTTCAACAGGAGATGTAGCAAGTTCTGAAAAATATTTTTTTGAAAACTCATCTGGACTTCCAGTAAACAAATCTTCACGACTTACTACATTAAATATTTTATCCTGATAGTCAGAATCCTGAGTTGCTTGATCAACGAATTCATCAAAAGATTTAGTAATAAACCCATCCCTTTTTAAAACGTTATATAATTTTTCTAAATTATCCATATTTATTTATTTAATCTAATTCGCCTCCACCACCTCCTTTGTTATATCTTTTATTTTCTTTTTCAATAGTATCCTGTATTTTTTGAATTAAAATCCTATTCTTACTACCTATTACATTCTCATAATCATCTATTTTAATCTCACTTTTCCCAATAGTGATAACTAATTGACCATCCACTGATTCTATTGATTTAACAGAATCTTTTAAAGCGGGTGGCAGAAATCCTCTTGAGGCTATTAAATCGTCAAATTTTAGTTTTAGATGCCGTATCTTTCTTCCGCTATGTTTTGATGCTATAGTATTCCAATCCTCCATTTCTATTCTTTCTCCCGTTGCTGGATCTACTGGAGTTCGATTATACTTACTTTCCTTTCGTTTACCCTTACCCCCAGCATTACCAGAACCTAAAGACCCTCCGATTTCATTATCTTTATCATTCAAATAATCAGTTGGTTCACCTTTTAAACCTGCTTCTTTCCATAATGTTGTTATAGCATTTTCAACACTAAGTTGGTTGCCATCATCATCATAAGCATCCAGTGGATCAAGAATCATATCCTTAATTTTTATTTCATAAGATCCTATAATATCCTGCCCTACTTCATCAGCATAACCTTTATCCACATCCAATTGAGTTGCTTTCCTATCTACTCTTCTAAAGCTCTCCATAACTGGAGAATCCTTATCTTTTTCTTTATTATATTTTAATACAATAGCATTACCAGCAGCATTAGCTGTATTTATATCCCCAGTCACATATTCATTTAAAAGAACACCTGTACTACGTATTTCTTTATTATCCTTTTCTTCTTCATATTCAGCTCCAGTTTTACCTCTTACCTGACTGTTCGAAGTTTTTATAGTTTTCTTAATGTTAAGAGTATATCTTATTAAACCTTCAGCATACTCGGTAGCTACAGCTTCTTGCTCTTTAGTAACATCTGGTACATAAGTACCGCTTTTCATCCTCATTGCTATATAAGGGTTTAAGCTTTGATCCTTACCAGAATTTTCTTTAGCCCAAGCATCATGTAATTCTCCACCATAATCTCCTTCATATACTGTATCAGTATTAGGAATCTTAACATTTTGTGTCATCATAACCGCTAAGTTTTGAGGAACTGCAGTCATTGTTTCAGCGAATGTTCTTAATACTTTTGCAGCTTCTTCTGATCCTAAAAAGTCAGCCGTTGCTTTACTCTTTTGTAAAGATTCAATATCAACTCTTATACCATTTTGAGTAAGAGTATCATTAACTATAGTACCAATTTCCTCTCCCGCCTTCTTTGCTGCAGCTACAGAATCGTAGTTATCAATCTTTTGATTTAAAAGGTTTGTTAGTTCGTTAGCACTCATAGATTCCCCTGGAAGAATATTTCCCTCTTCATCTGTTCTAACATAAGACATATTACCATCATCATCAGCAAGATAAGACATATTTTCTAAATTACCAAACCCCGCTAAAGATTGAGCTAATTGCTGTTCTAACTTAGAACTTAGAGGCGGTACGGCATTCATTCTTTCTGTATATTCTACAAACTTTCCATTCCAATTTTCTGCATTTTTTTTAAATAGAGTCCAACCAGCACTTTGATTAGATTTAAATTGCATCAATTCATTAGGTTTAATTTTACCATTCCTCATTAATTCTGCCTTTCTGGTAAGCATATCAGCACTTTGTTGAGATGATTTTAAAGCAAGTTGCCGTAGGTTTTGAGAATCATATTCACCAATATCATTAAGAGCTACCCTCTGCTCTTCAATGTTTTTTTCTAAAAGATCTTTTCTCCCCTGTCTTTCATCACGAATTCCTTCAAATTTTTTTGTAATTTTAGTAGCTTGTGCACCCCAATCTACCTGTGTTGTGGGGTCTTGCCTTTCGTAAACATCAAAGTCTATATTTCTTTTACTTGGTATTGCCATGTTTATATCTTATTATTATTTTATTGGAGTCCCAAATGTTTTTCCTTGTTGGTAAAAGTTAAAATCTTTTTTATTTTGTCTTTCACTCATTAATTTAGCAGGCGTTCCATCTGCATTTTTAAAAGTTTTACTATCTGCCTGGAAATTTTTATTATTTTTATATAATGGAACTAAATCCGCTGCTGATTGTAAACCACTTGTAACAGAATTAATTCCAGAGTTTATACTTTGTGCTCTAAATGCATCCGAATCTGCTCTTCTTTGGTTTTGCTCCCTGGCATTAGCCACATCCATCTCAATAAGTTGTTGGTTTATAGAATCTTTAGATTGAGCCTTCATCATATTTAAGTCTGAAATTTCCTCACCCATTTCGATACGTGTTCCTTCTGCCGCATTTGTAGCTTGAGCACCTATTGCTCCAACCCCTGCCGCTAAACCTCTTGCATCACCTTCTTGAAGAGCTTCTACAGATTGAGTTTGAGTTTGTAAGTTATTTTCAAACTCTGCTTCATAGGCATCTAAGGGAATTGCTAATCCTGAGTATTCATCTTTCTCTGCTTTTCGTTTAGCGTCTGCCATTGCCTCTGCTGCTGCTTCATTTGCTTGAGTAGATGCTTCTTTTGCATCGGCTGCTGCTGAAAAAGATTGCACTGCTGAAACTCCCGAACCTACTATTCCTATTACTGCTGCTGTTACTGCTGCCATATTATATTTTTTTAATCATTTCATGGGTGTAGGTACTCCCTTCAATAAAACCTACTTTTTTATATACATTAACTAAAGGTTTATTTTTTATTAATGCATATATATATTTTTTTCCTAATCCTTCAGCCTTATCACTTATAGTTTGAACTAATAATTCTAAGCCATCCTTCCTGTTTTGTCTATCTAAATAAAATCTATTAGATATAATCCAGTCACACCATACTGCTTTTGAATTAGTTACATACATAAAGCCTGCACATACTGGAATATCACCATCATAAACCATAAAACCACCCATCCCATCTTCAGGTAAAAAGTCTTTAGAAGGAGGTGTCCATTTCCAATCTCTCCACCAACCACACAGAATATCTTCATAGTCTGTTTTTTTTAGTGGTTGTATATTTAATTTCATTTATGCAAAGATAGTAAAATTCTACGGAAAACTTTTCATTACACTACTACCGACTGAAAATAATTCAACAGTATCAGTATTGGTATTTTCAAGTGTAAAATGTAAGTAATATCCTCTTGCACCATGAGACTCTGCAACTGAATTTTTTAGTCCTAAACAAAAGTTTCCAACAAGTGGAACAACACCTGCAGAATTTATAGTAATAGATGGTAGAGTAACTACCCCTGTAGCAATATTTGTTGTCTTTTTTCTAACAATATTATCAATAGGACCTATCAAAGTAGGAGCTCCAGCTGGAGGATATGGATTTAAAGGAGTAGGAACTACTATGGAAGGTAGTACTTGATAAGCTATATCTCCTACACTAATTATACTTCCTAAATCATCTAAGTCAAACGTCACAACAATAGCACCTATAGGTCCAGTAGCACTAAGTATAGTCCCTATACCAGCTGATGATCTTGCTTTAAAGTTTACTGATCCATCATTTTCTCTTAAAAATGTAAACCACTCTCCTTCTTTTTGTACAAAATAAGTAGACAGCATTGACCCTTGACTTAAGTCTGTAAACAAAGAAGTACATTCCCATTTATCATCAGACTCATAAGACATAGTCTTAAATAATTTAATAGTCATAGCAGCCTCATTAAACACAGAAGTTATTGTAGAGTTATACTGTACTCCATAATAGTTATTGCGCAATACATTTGTATTGTGTCTATATAATTGACCTCCCGCCCATGTATAAAAAAACCCATTCATACCTACCATGTAATCTGCTAAGTAAGAATAGAAGGATGGCCACCCCTGTACGTCAGGGCTATATGTTAATGTTGTTGGTGGATAATATTGTTTTGGCATATTTATTTATTTATTAGCATCCTACAAGTGCAGTTATAACTCCATTACTTGATACCGTCATTATTTTATGTGGACCTCCTGGGAATCTTGCAGGATAATCACCTGCAGGTAAAGGAGTTACACCGTTTATATCTTCAAACACCCAGTCATGAACCTGTAAATTGAATTGGCTTAATCCATCAGTTGTATGTGGAGATGCTGTATAAAAATCAGTAGTATAAGCTTGGCATATACCGCCTAAAACACCACGATTTTTTAAAGATAATTCAACAGGGCAATTTGCTTCAAAATTAAATATAGTTGAACCACAAGGACCATCCATCTGAAATGACATTAAAGATGGAGTTGCATTAGGTTTTGGTACTACCATCATACTATATCCAGGCCCTGCAGCGTCTGCTGTAAGAGTAACGCCTCCAGCAGCCTGATTAGTATAAGGACCCATATTTACTGAACTCCCTGTTGAAATAAACGTACTTGTAATAGGATCCCAATTTGAAATAGTACCAGCAAACTGCACTCCATCTGAACCATCTGCATTTGTAATCATTGGATTTGATCCACTTGGTTGTCCACAACCATTTACTCCACCACCATCCTCTGACCCTATTAATCCTTGTAGATACCCAACAGTAGGAGAACTATATTCCGATGCACTAACGCCATCATACGTCCATGTGCATCTATCAGGAACTTGGTATGGCTCAAAACGAATAATAACTGCTCCCGTTGTTGAACCTGCATCCATATCTATATTATATTGCCCTACAGGTAATATTGGTGTAGCAAAAGATCCACTACAAGGAGCTATAGGATTACAAACAGCATTACAAGCAGATAATGTAGAGTACTGGCCTAAACCTGTACCTGGATCTACACAGTTTCCTCCAACACAATCCCAAGATTGAGGTGGATTACAATTAGCATTACAATCAGATAATGTAAGGTACTGACCTAAACCTGTACCTGGATCCGAACAATTTCCAGTTGTAGGATCACAATCAAAAGAGTCAATTGGATCACAAGGAGTAATTGATCTAACTATGCCAGGTACTCTCGCTCCAGTAAGTTGCACATCTGCAGCTGTAATTCCTCCTGCCCAATCTGGAGCCCAAACTTGATCAACATAATCTTCAGGAGGCGATGCAACTAATCCTCCTATTACATTAGATAAACCCATGTCTTTATATTCTCTGGGTCCAACTTGTACCGCCCAACTACGAAGACCTAAACCATCTAATGCATCAAACTGAGTTTTATAAACACCAACAGCTACAGGAGTTACTCCGTTTTCATCTTCAAACACCCAATCTCCCAATCCTAAAACTCCCTTTGGCTGACCTAAAGGAAGGCCAGTAATTGGATCAAAATTAGAGGCTAAAGGAAAAAGATCTCCAGGCACATGATAAATAGAATTAGGGTTAGCATTACCCCAAGCATCTACGGGAACATGATAAATAAATCTGTTTAATGGATAAGCACAAACATCCGCAAGCGGTGTTTTTAATTGCCCAATTGAAGGCTCTTCTAAATCACCAAATGTTGTTGAGCATGGTATTTTTGTTAATGGCTCTGGACATTTAACATCAATTGCCCACCATGTGCTGGAGCAAGGACCAACAATAGATATTGTTAATACATTAGAAGTTGTATTGGGTGGAGATGGTACTACCATTACACTATTACGTGTTTCATTTCCTTGAGCATTCCACTGAGTATTTCCTCCTGGAGAAAATGATTGTAAGTTTGGAGCTAAAGGAAGGCTATCATTATAAGGACTTGAAGGGACGCCTAACATACCAGTATTTACTCCTCCTACACTACTATTTCCACCACCGCAATTCACTGTTGTTTTATCTGCGCAATTCCAATTTAATAATGTAGATTGATATGCCCCTGCATTATTAGTTAATCCTGTCCATCCAATAGGTCCAACTTGACTTCCTAAATTGACTATAGGCCCAGAAGAAGGAAAATTATTTAAAGATATATCATAAGGGTACTCCTCTCCAACTGACTGTAATCCTCCAGTACCTAAGTTTACAGTCGTTAGCCCTGCAGGATTTTGTTGGTAAAGACAAAACTTAAGTCCAGAGTTATTAGGGTTAGTTCCATCTGGACCTCCGATAAGTCCTTTCATATAACCGCCTGTTAAAGAGCTGTATTCAGAAGCACTAACACCGTCATAAGTCCATGTGCACTGATCTGGAACAGGAAACCAAGTTGTTTCACTAATACCAGTATTAAAAGTAATAACAGCCGCACCTGAAGTAAGCCCCATACCAAAATTAATTATATACTTACCAGTTCCTCCACCATTAAACATAAAGGGATCACCACAAGGGATTACACATGAATCACAAGGAACAGCACTTAATAAAACACCGTTTAAAATTTGCCTAATCATACCACCAAAAGCATACCACCCGTCAGGTGATGGAGTTGTAAGAGTAGAATCACTAAAAAATGCAGTAGCTGAAAAGAAAGAAGTTCCGTTCCAATATACTTGAGTTTGATTATTACACGAAGGATTTGACATTTTATTTTATTTTATTTTATTATTTATTAAGGACATACTCCTGAACCTATTACTTCACCATTAACACCTATTTGAATCCAATTTTTAGGAACTGTAGCTGTTGAACCAGGAGTTACAACATAAAAACCATTAGCTAAATAATTACCATTATCACAATTACTTGAATCAAATACAATATCTCCTATTGTAGGTATTGATCCTGTTCCATTAAATCCTAATTGACCAAGATTTCCTGGACTATTAATATTTACACTACAGACTCCAGTTTGACCTTGCACTTGAGGACTAAAGTAAGCTGTTTCACATGGCAGTATACAGTCACAACACGCATCTTGTGCACTTGTAGAACAGTAACATACTGTTTGACTATTTTCAAAAACAAACTCCCAAACTAAATATACATATAGATTACCAAGTGGCATACTAAATGCTGTCTCAGTTGCTTGAAATATTCCAGCTGATGGATTAGTATATACACCACCACCCGCTACACTTGAAGCCGCTAACAATGCATTTATATCTGCATTACTATTAGTGTATAGGGTATTAGAAGATAATATTTTAAGCTTATGAATATTTGGATCAAAATTAAAATTATCAGGATTTATTTGTTCAGTTCTAAGTGTTACATCCCAACCATCATATGGAAAATTACCTACACCTCTAAACCCATTACTTATTAGATATTCAGAAGGTTGAGGTATAACTAATATTGAAGGAGATATTCCTGTAAAGGGACTAATATATGAACCATCAGTACAGCTATAATTAGTGTGTATAGTTTGGGTATCATAATTAGGTGAGTTAACCACTACCTGTATAATTGTTACAGGAATTTCAGGAGCACACTCTACTTCAATGTCATAAGTACTTGCTACTGAAGCTACAATCTCTACTTCTGCAATTGTTGGAGCGTTAGTTGTTTTTGCAAAACTAAAAGTTGAAGTTGATGCTGGTGTTAAAACTCCTGAACTATAAACCACTCCATTCCAAGTTACATTAATAGTAATACTACCTAAAGTTACAGTATAAGGAATATTAATATCTCCTATATTTAATCCTAAATCAACATCATAAGTAAGAGTTCCAGAATTACCTAATTGACTAATAGTAGTACCACAAGGAAGTTTAGATTTTGGTCTTGGAACTGATTCATTATTTATAGTTAATACATACTCATTCATGTAAGGGTCGTAAGCACCTAATTTTTGGCTTGTTAGGGTAGCGTTAAATCTATCTCTAAACCATGAGTTCATACCATAACGAGAAACAATTTCAATTTTATCATTACCTCTATCTGACCCTCTTAAATTAATAACGGATCCTCTTTTAGTATCTGTAAAAAATATTTGTTCTCCCCAAGCAGAAAAACTTTCAGGATTAAAACTAATACCAAATTCTTCTATTCTTGCAATTTGCGTTCCTAAAACTTCAGGCACAGAGGAAATAGCTCCTCCGCCAGTAGAATCAGTAATAACATTCTTTTTTGCTAATACATAAGATATTCTATCTTCTTGTAAAGTAAGTATATCAGTCTCTCTGGAATGTAATATTTGTATAGGTCCAAATGAAGTTTCTAAGTCTTTATAATTAACTAATCCTAAGTTAAATTCATTTAAATTATTAGAATTATTAGAATCACTATATACTCCGCTATATGTCATTCCAGCAAAACGATCTGCCTCTTTAAAATCTTGATTAGAAACAGCTAAAACTCTTTCTCCTAAACTAAATGTTTTTCCTGAAGGGCTATCATTAATTCTAAAACTTTCTACTCCATTCCCAAATGTAAAACAGTTTATAAAATCTAAGTTTGTAATTAAAGGAACTCCTAAATCTATATTTTGATTTTGCCCTCCATCATCAAAAGTATATGTATTAGGCCCTGGTACAAAAGTTCTATCAGCCATGTGGTTTCGAGTACCACCTGGAGTAGCAGATTTAATATCTAATAAATCTGAAGCATCATAAAATAAATTTGGATCAGCATCTAAAGGAACTGTCTCCCACACTAATAATGAACCTCCTCTTGTTACTTCAATAAGAGTCTGACAGTGACCATTATAATATTCTGTCCATTCCCAACATCTTGGTATACCACAGGAGTTTACAAAATACATTCCTCCATTACCAGATTTTCTTACCTTACACACAGCTGTAAATTGAGTAGAAACACATCCACCACCAGCAAGAGCAGGATTAAATTTAATGTTCATCTCATAAGCTGTAGAAGAATTAGCTTTATTCATTTGGCTTTGTAAATCATCACCTACTGACCATGCATGAAAATCTGGGTAGTCAGTTGTTGACACAAAACTTTTGTCATATTTTAATTTTTTACTATCACAATTACCACCACCACCACCACGCCAGTTACTAATTTTTATCCTAATACTTGATCCAGCAGGAATATCATAAGGTACTTTAGGATTTACTGTTGATGATTCATCCACATTAAGAGAATAATTATCAATACATCCTTTTGTAAAATTTCCTTTATCATCAGCATCTTTATTTTTTGCTCCTCTAAAGTAATTTTGTTTAGTAGATTCAATAGTCCATCCTCCTGGCTTAAGTAACATGTATAATCCTTTTAAAGAATTTTTTGTAATACCTTGAGAACTAAAAGATTCAATTGCTAACACCGTAGTTTTCTCTTCATCTAAAACAGGCCCTGCTGTATCTACTTTTACTATAAGCTCATCACCTACTTTTACTAAATTCTGATTATTACCATCCAACTTAAACCATACTAAACTTGGGTCGTTAGCATTATCTACATTAGATGGATCTTTTCCAGAACCATCTTGAGGGTAAAATATATTAGAGAATATAGTAAAATAAGTACCCTCACTTGGTTTAACTACAAACTTATATTTTGTAGCCCAGTATGGAGGTTTATTATCAAGAGTTACTTTTATTTTATTTTTTAAAACAGATGTCTGAGGATCAAAAAATGTGGTATTCTCATTACTTACTAATACAGTAGACGCTCTACCTTGATCATCCATATAAACAATCCCTGTCTCATAATCTCTATTAGAGTGTAAACTACCTTGATCAGAGGTTAGAAAGTATCCAGCTGTACATCCGTAGGGTACAAAATAATAGTATATATATTCTGAAGTTGTTCCATCATAATATTGAGTAGAAGGAAGAGCAATACTAAATCCATCTGGAGTAGTAGTTGCATCAGAAATATATGTAAACCCCTGTGGAGAACAAGAAGCTGTTCCTGCCCCTCCTGAAAATACTTGATAGTCAGCGCCTGACACCTCTAATAATGCTACAGCATCATCTAACCCATTAGGTGTAAATCCAGATACAGTATTTATTAAAACCAAAGTATTAGTACCTATTGGAGCTATAGCTTCTGCAGTAAACCCTGTTGTATTGTCTTTAACTATATCTCCTACAGCAATACCATTTGGTGGAAATTGAAGTGGATCAGTAAAATCTACACCAGCAGTATCATCTGTTAATACACCAGTAGAGCATAGAATTGTATTTGGTGGATTAGGACCACAGGAAGTTGTTCCAGAACCCATAATAGTAGTATTACATGGCGCAGGAAATATTGATGGAGTACATGCGTCTGCAGCGTCTCTACCACCATTAACTAATTCAAAAGCAGTTCCTGTAATTATTTCTGCTGCCTCTCCATAAAATTTATCTGATAATGTAGCTCCTGAATCAGAATTATTACAAGGATAAAGGTCTGACATTATTCCTTGATTTTGACCTATAGACCCTCCTATTCTATTTCTAAATTCTTGAGAAGCACACATAGCGGTAGCATCTGCATAAACTTGATCTGCAGTAAATGTCATGCTTATAGTAAATGGAGATTGCTGATTAAATCCACTTATTGTAGTAGTTGTAGCTATTTCAAATCTAAAATTAAACACTGTTCCTATTGGAATTCCACCTGCAATATTAGCCGCTGAAAGATCCCATGTAAGTACAGAATCTTGTCCTGAAACTGAAGTACCTGATATAGTATAGGGTGAAGAAGAAACGATAGGATTAGTAGCTCCAGCATCACCTATTTTTTCTCCTGCAATATCTTCTGAAAAAGGTTGTGTATTATATTCTATCCTTATTTCATTTCCACCTGGAGCATCTTTAATATCATACCCATCTACATAATTACCATAAATCAATCTATTACCTTGAATAGTTTGAGCCTTAGCAATTCTTGGTACATTATCATATAATCTTAATAATTCATCTGACCCTAATGTCGTATATATTTCACTGTTATCAAATAGAATTGTGTGAAAGTCATTATTTGACCATCCTTCATCTACCTTGTTATATCTTTTAATTACATATATAACATTACTTGTTGTCTGCTTATAAAGTAAATCTACTTCTACTACCTGTTTCGGTCCTGTAGAAAAGGTAACATTACAGGCATTGTACCTATTAAACATACCAGCATTTAAATAGTTTTGAATACTAAATTGAAATGATTCGGGTTGAAATGCTGGAAGTGAAAATAAAGATATAGCACTATACCCACCATCCTCATATCTATATCTGTATGCAAAAGATAAAAATCTTGTTTTTATATAATTCTGTTCCCCTCCAACAGTAATTTGATTAGGGTATAAAGGGTTATCTTGATCTGGTGGTAGAATATCAAGTAATTCTACATGAGGTGTTCCTAAAGGAGCAACTTGTGTAAGAGGATCGTAATATTCATAACCTGGTGGTTTTACAATTACACTAATATCTTCTTCTACTAACAGATCTATATTTGCAAAAGGCTGTAAATATCCTGGTGGTGATTTTTGTACATTTATAACTCTTGGAGGATTTAAATCATCAGTAAAAAATAAAAGATTTTCTATTTTACTAACTCCTGTTATTAAAAACTCTTTATCAAAATTTAAAACAGATGTACTAATAACATGATATATTAAAGTAGAAGTGTTTGTATTATAAGAAACTATTAAATCTACTTTTCCCGTTACTACAGAGTTTGCATTAGAAGGATCATTTATAAACCAGTATAGAGTCTCATTAACCCCATCCTCATAAACTCCTATAGTCCTTGCTGCAGGACTTAAGGTGGATCCACCATACTGAACATCTGCAAGAAGAGTATTTCCCTTAGAGTTCTCTACAGCGCCTATTTCAGTACCCTCAGTAGATCCTAACCTAACATTTAAAGCGTCTACATATTCTCCTTGTGGAACTAACCTTTCGTCCACCGTTTTATTCATCTTCCCAGCTATGAAATCAGTACGTGATTGTGCCATATTATTTTATCAATTTATTCTGACCCCTCATATTCATTAGAAGCCTCCCTGGGTGTATATTACTTAATCTTATTTTAGCATTTCTTAATAAAGATGATTTATCTTTTCTTGCTCTATTGATAATATATTCTTGAGCTCCATGTCTACTATTTAAAATAGCGTATTTAATATATGCATATATAAAATCTTCAAACATTTTATTTACACTCACGTTTGAATCATCACCATTTTCCATTCCATCAGAAACATATTCTAATACCACATACTTACCTGACATTACTGATGTAAAATTAATTACACCTCCTTTTTTATTAATACTAAAAGTAGGATTTACATTTGCAGTTTCTGTATTTAATCCGAATCGTCCTTGCACATTATAATCAAAACACCAATTACCATCTACATTCCATCCCATCTGACCATTATAAGGACCACTACCTAAATACATGTTTTGTTGTTTACCAGCCAACCTTTCTATATCAAAGAAAGAATCATGAGGTTTAATAACATTTCCATCTATATCAAATAATACTTTACAGTCATGATCTTGCAAATAAGCTCCACTCCAATTGGTTTGAATATTTTCTGTTAAAGGAAATAACATTCCATCTCTCATTTCTGATATCCTTACCCAATTAACATAATCTGGTGGTAACACAAATCTTAACTGATCACAAACTTGTAATTCTAATATTTTTATTTCTTTCATTGCATCGTAATTCAATTCTTGAATTCCTCTCTTTGCATGAAATATAACTTGATAACGATTTATATTATTTATAATTTCATTATTACCTTGATACATTAACATAAAATTATTTACAATATTTTCTAATGTTACATATTGATAAGAACCCCAGTTAGCGTCTTCAGGAATAACTCCTCCGTTTTCATAGTATTGATAATCTGTAATATATGCCATAGTTAACTTGTTTCTTGTGTATCGTTACCTTCTTCAGTTGCCCCAAAATTATAAACATCAGCCTCTCTAATTTCTATTCCTACATACTGACAAATTTTTGCTATTAACGTAGGCTCATCAGAATCTGGTAATTCAAACTCTTGAAAGTCAGATTGTGTTGGATCAAATTGTGGCTCTCCTAATTCTAAATTTAAGTATGTCCATCTTGGAGAAAGTGGATACCTTACATATTGAGCTTGTATATCTCCAGCATTTAAAATTGTAGAAGGATATATAGTAACTATATTACCACCTAATACATATGCTGGATAAGTTTTAGTTGGTGCTGTTAACATAGAATTAGTTAACAAAAATATTTTATTTTGACTTACTCGTTCCACCTCCCTAATATTAGTGTTAGAATATATTATATAAGATTCTCCAATAACATTAAATATATTATCACTTAAAGTTATTTGAGTTGTACTTACAACTCCAGTAACATAAGCTTGTTTTAAGGTAGTTGTGTTTACTATTAACGATCCTATTTTAGGTGTTGGAGATGATGCTGGTATTGTATTCCATCCTACAGCATTAAAATCTACCAATGAATTAGCAAGTACAGTTGTTGCGGTTCCTGTAAATAAAGGGGTAGAATAATAAAATAATTTATTAATTAAATAAAAATCATTAGGTAAAGAGAAAGTATTAGAAATATTTTGAGCTAAAAAAACTTGAGTTGAAAACCCATCTATTACCTCAACTAACCCCTTGGTTATATTTGCATATCCTGTTCCTGAAGTTCTTCCATTTTCTCTATTAATCCAATTATTATATGAATAAAAGTAATCCTCAAACATATCCATTTGAGCTTGTTTAGCATAAAGGTTAAAGTCCTGAGGAGATATATATCCGTAGTTATTTTTATTCGCTATTGCTAATACAGTATTTCTTACTTCGTTTATTGATGCAGCCATATTATTTAAACATTTTTACAAAGATAATAAAAAAAAAGAGGCCCACTTTATTTGTAGACCTCTCTTTATTTACTGATATACTTAAACTAATTAAGCATTTACAATACTTGTTACAGCTTTAGGCAATGCAATAGAATACATTGGTCTTGTCCAACTTGTAACTAAAGCAGCTTCATGAGCAATAACAATAGCATTATAAACATTGTGAGCAACTTGTGCTGCAGTTGTTACTGTAGTAGCTGTTCCATCCATGTACTTGATCACAACTGTTGTTGCAGTTGCAGATGTTGTACCGATTGATTTTACTCCGCTAAGACTAATTAATGCATTAGTAATAGGAGCATTTGTAACTTTGATAAATTTTTCCATTTTATAAAAAGGTTTTAATGGGTTAATAAAGTGCAAATATAAACAAAAAAAAAGCACCCTTATTAGGATGCTCTTTCTGAGTTATAATTAGAAATTTTTATTTCTTTTTTTTCATTGTATTAGATAATAGCTTATATGTTTCTACACCATCATCTGTTTGGAAGTAAGAAGCAACAATATCTGTAGGGTCTTCTCCATAAGGTACTGTTAACATTTTACTTTTATTTTTTATCAAGTTAAAGTACACGTCTCTATTTTGATTTTTCATAATAAGATACCCTACTCCAAAAAATTGAACTACATCATCATACATTTGTAATGCAGGATCATTTAATACATCAATAAATTCTTCAGGATAATTTCTTGAGAAAACTAATATATCTCTTTTAAGTTCTGCTGTACTTAGTTTATCTGCTGCAGATCCTATAAGAACTCTTGATACCGTCTCCAGCATTTTGATATCTAAATCTCTTGCTAAAAGTTGAGCATCTAAAATTAATTCTTCAATCTCTAACTCTGCAGCTGCATCTTTTTTATTATCTATTTCTTCAAATATCATTCCATTTCCTGGATGATAAGATAAAAACTCTTGAAGAACTTGATTTGATCTATCTACATTTAAAAATCCATCTTCAAATACAACAGGCTCTAAAATAGCATTTCCATCTTGCTCATCTTCAAATGGGCTTTTCTGATTCCTTGCGTAACGAAGTGGTCTGTTGGTATTAGTGTCTTCATCAAAATAAAGTAATGAGGATCTTTTATTGTGGTTTGACGCTAACATAAAACATAATGGTGCTACGTCTCTTTTTAATCTGTACTGTCTTGAAACAGCGGTTGTTGCTTTTTTCATTTTATTATAATTTAATTAAATTTAAAAAAAGGGGAGGATTTCTCCTCCCCGAATTATTGTTATTTATTAATCTCTAAATAAGAAGAAGTTGTTTGCACCTAAAGTACATACAGCTCTTTCAGATAAGAAATTAACAGTCATTGCATCTAAAGAAGATGTTCTTGCTCCACCAGCTGAACCAGTGATCCAAGTTTTGTAACGTCTATCTTCAGTTTCAGAAGCTCTGTATCTTACATGTAAGAATGGTCTCTTAGCGTTCTTACCTAAGATTTGGTCATATACAGTAGTTGAACCAGCTGGAACCATAAGTCCGTTGATTGCACCTCCTGTTAAACCACCTCTCATTGTAGGATCATTTAAGTATTTCCAGTCAGACTTGTAGAAATCATAACCTCTACGGAATCCTGTGAAACCTAAGTTTAAAGCCATTTCTTCGTCATTGTCAAATAAACCATATGAAGTTCCACCTGCTCCGTAAGAGTTTTGTGCAGCTAACATATCATCAATATCGAATGAGAATTGTCTATTACAGAAAATAACATTTTCTTCAATAGCACCTTGCTTATCTAATCTTTGGATTACATTATCAAATCCTGCAAGAGCAACTGGGTTACCTCCATTCCAAACATTTCCTCTGTTGTTTACTACAAAGAATACTCCTTCAGAACCTTTATTACCCATTCCTCCTACAGCTCCTGGTAAAATTGCTGCTGCACCAGAACCTGCTGCTGCTGGAACTGCTTCAACCATTGCAGTCTCAAGATAGTCTTCAAAACGAAGTCTTGTTTCATGCTCAGATTTTAAGTACCATAAGTATCCTGAACCACCATTCTCAGTAGTTACCTCAACCCATCCAATTTGTGCCATGTCAGAACCACTTACTTCGTAAGTATCCTTAATGATAATTGGAGAATTTTCAAAGATAAAGTCTTGAGCTTCGATAGATCCAGCCATACCTTCAGTTCCTTTTTGGAATTCAGAACCATAAATAAATATAGTTGTTGTAGCTGCTGGCAACATAGCTTTACCTGCTGCCTCATAGAATGCTACTGAAACTGTAAATGGTGCTACTGATGTTACTGCTGTTACAATACCTTTATTACTTAATACAGATCCTGCAGTCTCATCAGAGATCATAACTGTTTGACCTACTCTAATAGCTGTAAATCCATTTGCTGGAGCACTTGATGCTGGAACTCCTGGGTTTACTTGTGCTCCTGGAATAGTAAATACATCATTAGCTGCTGCTACAGCTCCTGGAGCTGTACATGCTGTGTATTTAGTGTGTAACCTTCCTTGTTCAGCCCATTTGATAAGGTCTGAGTTTGAAGGCATTTCAGCACCTACCATTCTTAAGAATGATGCTACTGTTCTATTACCAAATCTTTCAAATTCTTTTTCATATGTATCTGGAAGATACTGATTAAGAAAATCAAAGTTAGTAATGTAATTTGATGCTAAGGCTACTTGCTGACCACTTGGTTGCAAGTCAAAGCCTGGGGGGGTGATTACTGGCATTTTTTTTGTTTTTTAATTTATAATTTTTTTGCACTTCTAATTTTGAGTCCTTTACCACTGCTCGAATCGCCTACAGCTCTAATCTTCAATCCATCTTTACTGAAATTCTGAGGGGTGGGACGTACATCCATATTAATGTTTTTTGATTTTTTAGAAACATTATCAATAGTATCCGTCATCCCTTGATTAAAAAAGAATTCAGCAAATTTGTCAAGATTCATAGCTACTGACATAGCTCTATGATATCCCTGAGCGTCATTCATCAATCCTGATTCTTTATCCATGAACTTATCCACGAAATTATTCACATTAGATTGTTTACTTTTCAACTCATCTTTATCACCAGGTTTAAAGGTTATACTCTTATCTCCGATATTGAACTCAAAACCTTTGAACTCATCGTTAAAGACCTCATCAGTCTTATTTAAAAAGTAATCATACCTTTTCTTCTGTGCTTCTTTTGCAGTGTTAGATTCCTCTACATAACTTTTATAGCTATTAAAATCTTCTAATTGATCTCCAGATAATCCATTCCCGCTTGACTCAAGAGGAATGTTATATTTATCTTTCTGTTCGTTTAAAAACTTTTTAGCTTTTACAAGTTCTCTTTTCTTTGCCCTCTCAATTTTCTTAATATCACTTGGCTCATCTAAATCTTCATCATAACCAAACTTATCCTCCATTAAGTCTTTTATATCCTCACTATCTAAACCTTCTTCAGTTTGAGAATAATATTGAGACAACAATTTGTTGCTGTCCATTTCATCATAATTCTGTTGTAATTTAACAAAATCTTGAATACTACGACCAGTCTCTTTTTTATATTTAAAATAAGCAGATACATCTTCAGGTAATTCTTCATTTGATTCTTTCGTTTCAAACAACTGATCTACTGATTCAATATCTTTATCATACCTATTCTTAATATAAGAAAGAACGTCTGCATCATTTAACTCTGATACGGGAGTTTCTTCTACAGGTATATCTACCTTGTCTATTGAATCCTCATTACTTACTGGATCAAATTTTTCTTCATGCTCTTTAAGTAACTGCTCTTCAACCTCTACTTTGGATTTTTCAACCCCACTAACGTCCTTGACGATAAATTTTTCTTCTGTTTCCATTTTATTTAATTTAATTTGTGCAAAGTTAATACTATTTTTATTGTTTCATTAAGGTCTATCTTGGGTTGAATTCAGCTAAATCAAAACCATCTAAACTATCTTCATTAGATTCAAAATTTATAGGTGTTCCTCCTGTTTTTCTCTGAGTAATCATTTTAGATTGTTGAGTTCCAGCCTGACTTATACGCTTTGCTTTTGCATCCTCTCTCTGAGTTTCTCTTGCGTCAATCTTCTGCTCATCCATTCCTCTTAACTGCATATTCATATTAAACTCAACCTGCATTAATTGACGCTTAAGATCCGCCTCATTCTTTTGTTTTTCTATTTCAAAAGCTATCTCAGCCTGTTTAATTTGAATCTTAGTCTGCATTTCCTGTTGACTTTGCTGCATTGCAGCTTGAGCAGCCTGTTGTTGAAGTTGTTGTTGTTGCTGATTTTGCATAGCTTGAGCTTGTTGTTCTTGTTCTCTCTTCTCAGCAGCACTTTGCTTACGCTTAACCTTTAACAACTGGTTAGCCATTTTTAAATTATTGATAGTTCTAATATCAATAGCATCCTCCAAGTCAATCCCACCTTGCTGTAGGGCCATTTGAATATTAGTTTCTAATTGAGCTTTTTCTTCTTCATCTGGACTCATTTCTATAAATATACCAAAGTCATGTAAATAAAGATTTTTAATATCTTCTAATATTCCTAAATTATATTTACCTATTTGCATTGCAAACTCCTCTCTAAAATCAGCATACTCTAAAACATCAGCTGTTCTTATAGATAAGCATTCTGCTAAGGTTTTAGTTATATAAAGACTTGATTGTAAAATGTGTCGTGTTGCTACATTAGAATTTAAAGCCGCTAACTTCTGAACTCCAACTAAAGAATTTGGATCAGGAGTAGAAGCATCTCTTGCTTCATTAAGCCCAGTTACCTGCCTTAACATTCCTAAATAATGATTATAATTCCCTATGAGCATTTGCATTTTACTCTGACCACTATTAGAAGTAAGTTGAGTAATTGGTACTTTAGCATTATTATATTCTCCATCTTGAGTATAACTTCTACCAATAACAGAACCTGTTTGAAAATATAATCGCAAAGCATCTTCAGGATTATATGCCTGACCAGTTCCTAAATCAATTTCATTTAATCCATCAGCATCTATAAACACTCCATCGGGAACTACTTTAGCTACAACTTGCTGTATCTTCAAATGACTTATTTGAATTAAATCAGCAAAAGGAATCATTCTTCTAACTAAAGATTCTAAATTTCCTTTATACATTCTTGGAGCACAAGCTACATAGTTAGGCATTGCATATTGGTTTGCAGAATTTGGTCTAACCATATTCTCCATCATCTTCCATTCTAACATAATGTTTGTTCCCATCACCATAACACCTTCATACCAAACATCAATTCTTTTTTCTACTCTTTCAAAATTCCCTTCATCCATCATTTCTTGAGGAGGATTAAACTCATCATCTTTTTCTACAGTTTTAAATGTACCTTCAGCCATTTGTTTTTTCTTGTAAACAAAACTGTTTGTGCTTTTATAATTAAAATATAAAAGAGTACAAGTATCTCTTGAAAACATGCTGTTATTATACATTGCCTGACTATTATAATAATCATACCAAGACTGGCTGTACTTAGATATTTCTTCCATCTGTTCAAGAGTAACAGTTGGATCAATTTTAACTACCTCTCCAATAGGAACAGTTTTTATTTCTCCCCAATAGAATGTATCTTTAAAATAAGGGTCTTCTGTGTAACTATAAACAACATTAGCAGGATCAACATACTCAACCTTAATACCATCCCCTTTCTGAAAACTATGTTTAGCTATACCTATACCTAAAGTAGTAATATCAAGGTCAATTCTTTTTCTTGTATCAGAATAATGATTTTCCCGAAACATTGTATCTATTGCTATTTCATTTGCTATTTCAATCCCTGGCTTATAATTGAGCTGCATATATAATTCCATTTCAGCATCACTTGTTGGTAGTGTCTTAGGATCAACCTGAAACACCTCCATCTGAAAGTCTTTTTCTATTTGTTTAAATAAGTCTTGAGCTACAACATTAGTTTGTACCATATCCTGAAACTCACTTCTCTTCTCAGCTGACATAGCGTCCATAGCAGTACAATTAACTTTAAATAATCTATCAGACATACCATTAACCACTATATCTACAAATTTAGGTATTATAGGTACTGGTGTCCAATCTAAATTTAAATAAGATAAATCACCATCTACAGCTAATTCATTTTTATACTTAGCTACTGATTGTTCTCCACGTGCATATAATCTTAATCTATGAAATTCTCCCCACTGATCATAAAACCTACATCCATTACCATCCTTTCTAAACCACTCATATTGTATTGCTTGACCTACTTTTAAACCAAATTCAATTTTAGCTTTTTCTTTGTCAGAAGCAAATTGATCAGGGAAAGCAGTAGACTGTATTTTTATTGTAACATCTTTCATGTAATTATATTGCTTGTATTGCTTGAATTATTATATCTTGCAAAGTTAATACTTATTTTTGATTTTTGTTTAGATGGTGTATATAAATGCTTCTGATTAGCCATGATAGCTAATCCAGAACTAATAGCGGCATCAAATTTAGTTCTATTACTTATATCAAACTTTGCCCAATCCTCTAAAGTTTTTCCAAAATACATTACTCCCATATCACCAGCCTCTCTGTAATCTCCATTAAAATCAATACCTATATGCTTCTCAATATATGATTCAATCGCAGAAGCATGTGATTGTTTAACGTCTTCAGATGTATTAGGAATACCTCCTAATTCTTTTTCTGTTTTAGATAATTTTGTATATACTTTATCTGGTCGGTTTAATGAATACCCCCTATAACCTCTATTCTTAAAGTGATATAATAATCTGGGCTTATTATTTTCACAAAGTATTGGCATTCCATAATAAACACATGCCATTAAAACTTCTTCAAAAAATATCTCCGCAGTTTGTGGTCTGGCAATATATTCTAAAAAAAAGTGATTACTTGGCGCTTGATCCATAGTAAATTTAGTCAATCCATGTAATGCTCCATTAGACCCCTTACCTACAACTACTCCAGAAATATCATAAGAGTCACATCCAAATGAACCAATATGTTCGTTCCCTGGTTTTTTATTACCTCTTTGCATTATAACTTTATTATCCATACCAGGAGGCGGAGTCCAACTCACTAAAAATCTACCATGCTTATTTGGAGACCATATTACTTTAGTATCTTTTATTCCGTTTTCCCAAGAAAAAGATCCTCTTGTAATGTGATGATCTATTATTAAAGAATCATTGTAATCTACCTGTTGATATATTTTTGTTAAGTTAAAGATAGATTGCTTACTTTCATCTCTAAACGCATGTGACTCAGTACGAGGGAATTGTCTATAAAATTCATTTAACGCATCTGGATCTTGAGATAAAGATGCAACTTCATTTTCCCAATAGTTAATAGCTCCTATAGTAATTAATTCCCCATCAATTCCCATTATGGGAACTTTTGGAGTTTTAAATACAGGCATTCCATACACATCTATATATCCCTCAAAGTTCCATTCCATAGGAACAAATAAGCAATACAATCCACTTTTTGTTTGACCATTTGCATTTCTTTTAGAAGGAAGAGAATCATCAAAAAGAGATTTAAAATTTCTCCCACCTTTATCTAAAGCATTTGATGTTGATCCCATCATACATTTACCAATAACTTTACTCCCTAATCGTAAACATGTTTTAGTTACACGCCAGTTATTAAGTATGTTATCTGGACGTTCCCATTTACCACTCTCATCATGTAAGAGTAATTGTAATTTTTCACCATCATAACTATTGTCTCCAGTATTTTTCCAGTCAATAGTTGTATCTAATCCCTCTAACTCATCATCTGTTAAATGAAACATATTCTTTTTAGTAATCTTAGACGCAGGAACTCTATATGCTAATTCAGTTTTAGGTTTATCCATACCATCCTGTATAGGTTTAAAAAAGAATGGATAATTATTAGATATAGGTACTACTTTATCTGTAAACATTTTTTTAGCATCTGCTCCACTTTTAGAAAGTATACCTATTCTTGAGTCTTTAGTAATAGTAGCTTGATTAACTCCCTCGCAAGAACTCATAAAAGAAAATCCTGAACGTCTTATTTTTAAATAACACATACCAAAACTTCTTTTATCAGCTTTGCATGCCTCCCAAAATAAATAGAAAATTCTATTAGCTTCTCTGAAGTCGGGATTTCCGACATCAATCTTAGTCCACTGAAGGTACATGTAATGAGTTCCTGTTATATAAGTGGGAACCCCATTATTCATAAACCAATAACCCTGTTCTCGTTTATCAAACTCTGATTCTATATAGTCAACCCACTTATCCTTAAATATATCAGGAGTATCATGCCACTGAAATATAGATTTTATCCTATTTAATTCCTTTGGTATTGGAGTAGAGTGCCAGTATTGTTCTTCTTTTTTATTATCTCTTTTATATACATCTTTAGGGGGTTTTGGTAATGCAATCTTTAGCCCATTAATATCTATAACAGATCCAATCTGACCTGTCTTTGATATAACAACCACATCATACTTTTCATTATACCCATATAACCAAGTCCTACCCCTGTTCTTATTAACTATAACAGAGTTTGTAATGAGCTTATTTACTTTAGTATATAATTTATTTTGATCTTGACTCTGCAAATCCTTTTGGGGTATTAGTTTTTTTATCAGCTACCTTTCCATCTAACAACGCTTTTTCTTCTTCAATTCTTTTAAGTATCTCAAAAGCATCAAAGATAGCTAACTTCTTAGTAGCTGCAGCATTCTTTAATTTATCAGCAGCTAAAGGATCTTCTGCATCAACCTTTATAATTTCAGCCTTAGCAACCTTTACAAGTTGCTTAACTGCTTTTTCTCCAGCCTCTATTATACTTATCTTAATCTCTCTTATGTCCATCTTCATTTCTTTCTGTTAATTGCTCTAATGCTTTATCATATCCTGGCATTAATTTTAATAATTCTAAACAGCCAACAACAAGCTCTCTTGTTTTTTGCTCTTCAATAATTAACATTTTTAAATTTTCTGTTACCTGATCGTTCTTAGATTTTAATAGTCCGATGTTTTTTTGCACTCCCATGATTTAATTTTTAAATTTATAAAATATTACATATACCTGTCTTCCTTCTTTCCAAGACTTATTAGGATACTTACTATGAAAGTAATTAGCAGGATAAGATATTATTCTGTTTTGCTTATATCCAGAAACAGAAACTAATCTCCACATATCTAATTCCTCTGAATCTTTTCTTAGAGTTCTATCATATTCTTCATCCGTTATATGAGAAGGTAAACTATCACCATACACCTCATGTTCCCAAAACGCTGTACCATGAAGCTCCTCCCTTTCTCTTGGAGACATATAAATAACCGCTGCTCTATCTGGCTTTTCTCCTTTTATATTTAAATCCGAATGTATACGCCAAGTGTTGTCTAACTCATCTGTAGACACTCTAAAGAAGCTTAATATCTTTTCTAATGACTTACCTTCCATTAGCCCTAACTTCCTTAAAACGTAGTTATCGAATGACTCTGGAGATTCCTGTACGTAAAAGTCTTTTTCTCCTACAGTATGTTTTAAAAAATCTCCTTTATTTAAATAATCAGTAGCAATTTTAAATAAATCTTTATCTATAAAATTATCTAAAGTATATATCATAATACCATAGTTATATTATTAGTAAACATTCTATATAGTTTTTCATCATCCACAGTAAATGGATATTCACTTTCTGGAGTAAATGATATTTGATCTCCAACGCTTACTCCTAAATCTAATAGTTCTTGATTAATATATTTTACCGTACCAAACAATGGCTCCTCTTTACAATTTTTAAATAGATAAGAATCTTTAGTAGACATTGGTTTTATAAAACAATATTTACCCCAAGCCTTCCAATTATCATCTTGCTTATATAAAAAGAATTGATCAGGGTCTACTAAGAATAAATTGTCTTTTAGAAAACTACGTCCACTTTTTCGCCTACCCTTTACGTCATTATAAAACTTAAATACATTATGGTGAACTAATAAAGTGTCTCCTTTTTTTATAGGTCCATTATAATTTATAGGTAAGGATATAACTGTAGCTAATCTATTAGATGCAATATGGTCTTCTTCAGAAACGCTTGTAATAAATTCAGTATTACCTATTTCTTTTGTATTGTCATACCTCTTATTATTTAAGGGGGTAACAATAAAGTTATATGGAGACCTCATTAAAAGTTTATATTAAACTCTAACGATATTGGTAGTGTAGTTAAAAATTCTTTCCATACATAAATAACATCACCTTTTTGAATCCATATTTTATATGAACTCTCTACATGCTGAATAAGATGTATTTTATGTGACCCCCCTAAGACGTCTTGCCCTACAATATAGTGCATTGCGCCTGACTTATAGTCTGCGCCAATTGATATTTTTCTAATGTCCATTTCATTTAATTTAATTTATTTTTATTTATGTTGCAAAAGGTACAATATGCATAGAAACATAACCTTGTATACTTACAGTCGCATTATCCCCCCTTACAGTAAAAACAAGACTTTGTGTTTGTGTTAAACTTATATTTAAAGCCCCTCCTCCAAGAGCAGTAAAGTCTGCACAAAATTTACCACCTCCCACTGGTACCGTAACTGTACCTACTCCAGTTGCAACTTCTCCGTTACATAAATCAAGTTTATATAAGTCAAAAGTAAGGGAAAGTTCGTTATTTGCAACACCTGTAATATGAGCAGAACATACTTTACTTCCCTCTGCGCCAGCTGCACATGAACCTTCACCTGTATAATCATTTGAAAAAACTGTACCTCCTATTAATTCTATATCATTCCAATTATTTGGAGCATTTGGAGATCCAATTGAGACAAGAGTATCCGCTCTAAGTGAATTAAATCCATTTTGCAGAACATTACCAAAAGAATGAAATCCAAAGGATTGATTAAAATTTGTATTAACAGCAGAAAAAGTAAATCTTTCTATATATCCTCCTGCTCCTCCTGCTCCTCCTGCTGGTGTTGCCCATGTACCATCTGCCCTTAAGAAAGTTGTTGTTTGTGAAGATGCTATTGAAGATGGAACATATCCTACAAAATTAGATCCACTAAATACATTGTTTTGAAGACTCAATACAGTACCAGCAATTGAAGCATTCAATGGAGCAGTATTATTATTTCCTAAAGTCTGAGTTACGGACTGAACACCCGAACCTACAGGGGTTACCCAACTACCATCTGCTCTTAAGAATGTTGTGCTTTGATCTGAAGCTGATGAATCTGGAACATATCCTACAAGATTAGATCCACCAAATACATTTGAATTCAAAGTTAATGTAGCCCCACCTATACTACCTGATACAGGTGATGTTAGTCCAGAAGTTGTAGTTAAAGATAAAGTAGTTACACCTGCACCTGCACCAATTACTTGCCATGTACCATCACCCCTTAAAAAAGTAGTAGCAGTTCCGCCAAGTGGAACAAAACCTATAGAACCACCTCCAGCATACGTTTTAGGAGTAATTACAACCGCTCCTGTTGTTGCATTAAGTGCTAATGGAGATGAATTTACTGAGGGTATTGCTGTTGTTAAATTTAATGATGTTACACCACCAGCTCCAGGTTGCCATGTACCATCACCCCTTAGGAATGTTGTATTATTTCCTCCTGTAGGAACCATACCTATATTTGAACCACCATTATATCTTAATAAGGTAATTGTAGATGCGGATCCAGCTGTATTATTAATTGTACAACCCTCAACAATTGCAGTTGTGTTAAGTAATGAAGTATTTGCAATTAAAGAAGTTGTACCAGTATTTTTGAATGTTAATTGTGACGAACTATTTCTTGTAATTGTTAGGCCTGGTGCTGTTGCTGTTAAGCTAATATCTTGAACTCCCGCATTGCTATCTAATAAACTTAGAGAAGTTGTTCCATTTGGCACGTCATAAGTATAAGTAGTATCTACCAAACCTGGAGAAACCCATGAAAGAACACCTCCTAAAATTCCTAAAACCTGACCGTTTGCTCCTATAGATCCTCCCGTATCTTGTATGCTTGCAGGGATAACTTTTGGTACAGTTAAAGTTGAAGTTCCTGTTAAAAGTATACTTTGAGCAGAGGTATTACCCATTGATAGAGTATTATCTAAATTACAGCAAGCTATATTCACCCAAGATAATCCAGTTGCTGTTGAGCTTAATATTTGACCTGATCCTCCAGGAGATAAAGATGTATCTAATATAGTACCAGCAGTAAGAGAACCTGTTATATTTATAAGTGCATTAGTTCCTGTAGCGGTATTACCCGCATCTAATACTTGTTGTAATGTGTTTGTACTTGATGCTGGTGTAATCCATGAAACTCCAGATCCTGTTGATGATAACACCTGCCCAGCTGTTCCAATAGTAGTACCGTCAGAAACTGTTGATGATAATATTATTGGTCCACTAAATGTATTCTGTCCTCCCCAAGAATTTGTTCCTAATGAAGTTATACTATTGTTAGCCGTAAATGATGTTGTACTTGTTCCTGTGAATATTATTCCAATATTATTAGCGGTATTTCCTCCAAGTAAAGTAGACTGTAAAGGGCAGCAAGATGCTGATGGTATAGAACTTGACCACTCTAATCCTGTGCCTGTAGATACTAACCATTGCCCTACTGTACCTGTTGATCCCCCAGCACTTATTTGACCTGTAGTGTTAAAAATTAAGTCTGTAGAATTAATATTTACATTACCTGTGAATGTACTAACTCCTGCATTTGTTAAAGTTCCAGCAGAGTTTATAGCTACTCCACTACCTACTCCATTTGCTGTAAATATACCACTGTTTAATATTATGTTTTGTGAAGATGTATTCCCTACTGTTAGCGTTTGATCTAAGCTTTGATTAGTAGCCCCAGCCGCAGCAATCCACTGTAATCCTGCACCAGTAGAACTTAAAACCTGCCCTGCCGTACCCACTCCATTATTAGCTCCTATAGTAGTAGGCTGAACCATACCTGTAACTATTATGTTACCCGTAAGGTTAATATCTTCTACTGCGGTATTACCAGTAGTTAAAACTGATTGTAAATCTTGAGCAACTCCTCCAGCCCCTGTTAAACTACTTACTAAAAATGTAACGGTTGCGTTATCATTACTAACATCAGTTGCAATTAGTAAGTCATTTGATGCAGGAAGTACCGTAGGATATACGGTGGTATTTTCTATTTTTGCCATTACTTAGTTTTTTACAAAGATAATAAAAATAAATTTACTATACTCCTTTTATTGATAGTCGACATCCAGTAATAACAGTTGTGATCCCCGTTCCTGTTGAAGCTCTACCTTCTATCCAAAATTGTACCCTAAATTTAGAACTTTCTTGTTCTATATCTTCTAAAACAGTGCTTGAACCACTTCCCGCATATATATACCCATATGATGAGCTGGCTTGACCAACTCCTCTATCATAATTATAAACCTCTGTTCCTTGTATATCTTCCCACCTTTCTCCTGAATCATTTAGTTTCTGAACAACAGCTGCGGCTAATATTCTATTAGGATTTGTACTTGCAATACTTGCAAAATTTAAATTAATTTCTATAGTTTGTGTATTATCAACTGTAATTTCATTTCCATTTGAATTAGATGACATATTTACAGCAACAATACTATTTCCTGGTAATAATAATGTTGTTCTTGATAACACAGAACCTCCAGAACCAATTGATTGCGTTGATGTAGGATAAAAAGATCCTTTATCTCCTGACGGACCTGTTGCGTTTAGTGTAACTGCACCAGATGTTCCTCCGCCACTCAATCCTGATCCCGCAATAACATTAGTAATAGTACCTACATTAGAAGTCTTATTATTAAAAAGTTGCCAATCAGCACTTGTTAAGTAACCATTAGCTGATGAAGTTGCAGCTGGCATTGAAATTGCTGGAGTTGTGCCTCCTGATGATACAACAGGAGATGTACCCGTTACTGCTGTAACTGTTCCTGTATTTGTAGTATAACCAGCACCGTTACTTAACTGATTATTATTAGTTATATAATTAGCATTAGTTGCTCCTGTAAATCCAAGGTTTCCAAGTGTTAGAGTTCTTGTTGTTGCAGATGTAGCTACACCATTTGTAAAGTTTAAAGTTGCAAATACAGTAGAAGTGTTAAGAGTATTATTTTGATTAATACCTATAGTTGTGTTTCCGCTTGAAGTTACATAACCAGCTCCATTGGTTATTTGATTGTTATTAGTAGGAATTGTAGCGCTTGAGAATGCTAAAGTTCCTAAAGCTAATCCGCCAACCTGTATATCTGGCACTTCAATATCATCCTTAAATACTATTGCCATTATTTAAATTTATTTATGCTGCTTTAATTATACTATATGCTAATGTATTTGCCGTTACTGACGCTGCTACCGTAATTGTTATTGCATTTACAGATTGTCTTATTACCCTTGCATAAACAGTATCGTAATTACCACTATTTAAGTACACCTCTACCTGAACCGCTCTTGTTCCAAAATTATGAGTAATTGGAAAGGAAGTTCCAGCTCCAAGAATTCCGTTTTTAGTTGTAGCAGTTGAGATACATGATTCAACCTCAGTACAAAAGTTCTGAACCTGTGATGCTGCTATATCTATTGCTTGATTTGATGCTAATGTTATTAACCCTTCAGCATCTACAGTGAATTTTCCAACTGATGAAGCTGATCCGTAAACACCAGCAGTTACGCCTGAAGTTCCTAATTGAACCCATCCATTAGCCGATACAGTAAAGTTTGCAGAGTCAAATCCAGCAACACCTTTTTCAGTACCTCCATCTGTCGATCCTGCACCTGCAATGTTTGCGTCTTGAATTACTACTGTATAATTAGCAATAGCTGGAGAAGAATTCGCTGCAATATTATTATTAGCAAATATTAAATCACCAACTTCAAGTGTTCCTAATACTGCATTAGTACCGTCTACTGATACAACAAAGTAATCACCTGTTGTAAGAGCCACATTACTACTTCCAGTTAATGCTGGAGAGTTAGTAGTTGCATTATATGCTCCTTGGAATACACCAACACCTGCAACTAAAGCTTGAACTTGTGATAAATTAACTGAATCACTACCAGCAGTACCAGCTCCAAGCCCTGTAAATTTATTTCCATCCATTGAAATATTACCATCAGCAGTTCCCCAATCATTTATTGGGATATTACCTGATAATATTTTTCTATTATTACCTCCATCAACTACAGTTAAAAAATCAGAAGCTTGAGTCCATGTTGATGTTGTAACTAATTCGTTTAAGTCTAAGTTAACTGTTACAGTATCTGTATTACTAACCACTGTGTCTATTCCTACAGAACCCAGTAAACTTACCGTTTGTCCGTTACCTACAGTCTGAGAAGTACCAGTATCACCAGTTAATGTAAAACTTGACATTGTCCCTGGAGCAGAACCTGCAGTTATAGAAGTTATGTGACCAGTACTATTAGTTGTAACTGAAGATGGATAAGCGAATGTTGCTGCTGTACCAAATGCATCATGATTAAGAGTTACAGTTCGAGTACCAGCTATAGTTCCTGATATTGCTGTTCCACCAACAACATCAACTACCTCACCATTACTAACTGTTTGATCAGCACCACTTGTTGAACCAATTTTCCATGATGTCATTGTTCCTCCACCACTTGAAGAGGCTGCTGTAACTCTACCAAAAGTATCTACTGTAATATTTGCTGAAGTATAAGCTCCTGCTGTTACTCCTGAAGCTGTTAAGTCAAGCTTTATTGTGTCAGCTACTGCTGCACTTATAGATATTGTACTATTTGGACTTGATAACGTAACAGTATCCCCTTGAGTAACAGTATAAGAAGCAGATCCATCCGAGATAGAAAAACTCATTGCTGCTGGGATAGTTGCCCAACTGTTATCACCTCTTAAGAAAGTTGTTGAATTTGGAGTTCCAGTAGCACTTAATGTAGACGTTAATACTGCATTAGATGAACCATTAGTAACTGTATTGGTAACAAATGTAGAGGTACCTCCACCAACAGAGGTAACTGTACCACCAGAACCTTCCCCATCTAACTCAATCCAAGCATTAGTTACATCATCGTAGTACTTTATAGTACCCGCAGTTGAATCATATACTATTTGTCCTCCACCAAGATTTGTTCCAGGAGTACCTGCTGAGTTTTGTAGTCTTACTTTGGTTATTTGTAGTCCTGTTAGGTCTAAATTGTCTAAAAACTTAATTGCCATTATCTTTTTTTGTTAGTTACAAAATGCTTCTCCAGAAAAAGGAGATGCAAATGTTATTGTTAAATTATTTTTATCTATATATTCTACGTTGCCAAAAACTGTTTCATCAAAGGAATTTACTACTGTAACAGAACAAAATTTATTTAAATTATGCTGTACCGTCCATACTGCAGAAGGTATTGCTTGATCAAAAACGAAATTTTTATCTGTATCATTAGCTGGATCCCATTGCAGCAAAGATATGAAATATTGTTTACCCGCTATAAGGTCACCTTGACCTTGTATTTTAGTTAAACTTACGTCAGTAAAATTAGGTTCTGCTGCATTTTGAACAGCATTAGCCCAAGTATAAACTCCAAATTGAGTGATATCCTCTGTATTAGTTAAAAAAACACGTGAATCAATTAATTTAGTATAAAAAGAAGATATGTCTGGAGATAATGGCTGAGATAGATACTTTAGAGAATAATTACTAAGAAGAATCTCTAAATCAGAATTTAACGATATTGTTTTACCTGGAGGTGCTGGTAGTTGTGGCTTAAAAGATATTGTTCCTTTTTCCCTTACAAGATCAGGCCCTACTCCAGATAAATTTAAAAATTGAAACTTATACCTTAAAGTTTGAGAATCAACAGATGAAGTTTCATTTAAAAAATCAATGACTTCTTTAACAGAGAAATTTTTAGTAGCATTGGTTCCTTCTTTAGTTCCAATCCACTTATCTCCAGTTTTTATATCTGCAGCTATAGGGTATGTTTGAATTCTCATTAAGTTTTACTTACTCTCTATTACTTCAGCTTCTTCTTCTTTTTCTTTTACCTCTCCAGTCTCTAAGTTAATTACAGAGTTATCACCATACTTTTCCATTAAAGATTTTTCGCAAATTTGAAATTCACTTTTTATTCCTTCTACTCTTAAGCAAATACCATGCTTCTGTAATTCTAAATCCCCTAAATTGGTTTTTAATTTAGAAAATTCATTATTTAATTCTTGTAATTGTGCTAACTCTTGTTCTTCGATCTTTTTCATTTTAATAGATTTTATTAATAATTAATTTTTTACAAAGATAATAAAAAGATTGGAATATGTTTTATTTATTTTGCTTACTACTACCTCCAAAGAAAAAGTCTATAATTGTATTGACCTTAGCGGACATAGCCCCAAATACAGTAGATATAAATCCTATCTCATATTCAGATAAAATAACTTCGTGGAGAACGAAATACTTAAACATAGTGTAGGTAAGTGCAAAGTATCCTAAGGTAAAAAGTGCTGCTAATATTTTTTGAATAATAGCATCGTCCTTATATAATGACCTTGCATCCTTTCGGTCTTCTACTTCTTTATTGAAAGCCTCTCTTTCGGCATCCAACATAATTTTTTTTATAGCAAGCTTCGCTCTATCTCTCTCCTCATCTGTAGTAATAATCTCATCTAATATTCCTTCAGCATGCTCAACAACCTTACCAAACAAACCTCCTAATATATTTTTTATCATCGTCTTGATTTTTTACCTACACACCCCCACCTCTTACGAGATAAGTTATTAGGTGTGTTAGGATCATTTCTTTTACCTATAGGTAATCCCATTTTTATTCCATAGCTTCTTGCACAATAAGCATCTCCTTTTGACGTTCCTGGTTTAACTCTCGGACCACCTCCTTTAGCTTTTCCTGCCTGACCATAACTAATCCTCTTACCTGTTGAGGTAATTTTTACTTTAGCCTTTCCCTTTCTTGGAGTTGCCATATTAATATAACCAAATTGCGTCAGACTTATCAGGATCGTTGTCTACATGTATGAATGATTTTGCAATCCCCAATCTTGTATAACCGACATTAATTAAAGCTCTAACTATTATTGATCTGTGTTTTGAATTAGTGCAGTGTATATCCGCTGCATATCCTTTTAAATGAGAAGATCTAACTGGATCCTTACCTAAACCCTTATAGATATCATTATTCTTAGCTTCAGTACGAAACCCACTATTAATTTTAAAAGGAATCTGTGCTTCTTCACGAGCACAATCTAACATCTCTAAGAAATCATCATCCATATATTTACCTGAGCCTGGCTTATCAGAGGAATCAAATTCCTGTAAGGTAAAATATTTCATGATTACTTTGTTTTCTTAATAAACTTATAAAGTGTAAATCCTATTGCGAGTGTAAGTGAAATAAATTGAAGCATTTCATTACACTGTACTAATGTTAATCCTAACGCTCCTCCATTGGCAGCGATTACTTCTACTGTATCTTTCAATTCTTTAGTCATTTTTTATTTGGTAGAAGTAGAAATATATATTATCTCTTCAATTAATGTGCTTGTTTGTATCCAATTCATATTACCACATTGCTATAATATCAGTAGCGGTAGTATTATCATCTACCCTAACTACCTGTATTGGCAAGAAAGATCCGTCTGCAATATTTTTGTAGGTTACCGCCTCATTAGCTGGTGTTGCTGCTGTTGAAGTGTTTCCATTTTGTTGTGCCATCTGAACTCTAACATTACCTGTTGTACCAACAAATAGAGTACATCCAATTGTAGGTTTAGTATAAATACTATATGAATCAGTAGCACCTCCTGCAGTAGATCCAGATAAAGTAATCTGAGTGTTACTATCCACAGATACAACATGGTATGCCTTTCCTGCTGTAGTGTTATATACAATAGCCCCTGTGCTTATACCTGCAGATAAAAACTCAGTACCTACATCTGTTAATGTATTTGCAACATTAAATGCAGCTGCACCTACTGTAGCTCCTGTAGCCGTATCTAATACAACAACTGTGTTAGGATCAGGTATACGAACATCATCTGATGTTATTACTGCTAAAGCTTCTCTGGTTTGTAATTTTTGATATGCCATTTTTTTATTTATTTTTGTAAGGGAACATTCTATTAAGATTATCTTTTCTTGCACCACAACCGCATCCCTTACTGCCTGTTGCCTCTACTACTGTGTCTACTACTTTTTTTACTCCTGTAGCTCTGGTAAATCTTTCTATAGTATCTCCTAAGCCTTTTGATTTTGGTTCTATTCGAGTTCTTTTCATAATTACTTTTTACAAGTACAGGTTTTGTAAGGGCATTTATCTGTATCAAACATTAACATATTCAATAACGAGTTCCATTTACATTTAATTTCTTTAATCATATTATTTTGTTTTACATCCAAAGTTCTTAGCATAGTTTGCCATTTCTACTACTGACTTAGAATAATTACTTGTATTTTTCATTACAGCAGAAGCACCACTACACGCATCTTTGAATCCGTTATTCATTGCCCACTTAGTAAACTTGCCTTCATTAGACTTTTTAATTTGTGGGAATTTCTTTTTAGTTCTACCAGCCATTATTTTCTAATATTCTTAGTATTTTCCTTCTTAGTACCTTCATACTTCATACTATAGTCTCCACCGTATTCATGTCCATACATCTTTTTAGACATAGCCTTAGACTCATTTCTTCTTGACTTCATAGACTGTGAGTGTGATCCTTTATGCTTTGATCCTAAAGAGTCATCAAGTCTTGCGTTATAACCTTGCTTTTTCATTATTTTGTTATTCTTCCGTATAAACTCTTTAAAGCTTTTGCTCTACGAATGGTTGGTTTAATGTAATATTTTTTAACCTTACTTGTAACGGCATTAATTGATTTTTTAACTAACTGTTTAGGAGTAGAATTTTTAATATTCTTTATTTTTTGTCTCACCTTCTTTTTAACCATTGGTACTACATTTTTCATCTTAGTATCTACAATGTTTTTATTCTTAAGAACAGGCTTTTTTTTAACCACAGGCTTTTTTTTAACCACAGGCTTTTTATTAACCACAGTCTTTTTCTTAACAACAGTCTTTTTCTTAACAACAGGGGCTCCAACCATTGGTATGGTTTTTTTTCTATTTAAATTTACTTTTACTTTTGGACCTCCTTCTCTTGGTTTTACTTTAACTCCCATGATTTATTTTTTTTTAATATTTTGACAAAGATAATAATATTTATTTATTACTTTTGGTATTGCAAAGATACAAATTAAATTTAATGGCTAATATAATACGTAAGAATTACGATAGAGTTCAACCCTCTCATGATTACATGAAGTACTGGAGGGTGATAAGGTATTGGGCTAAAGCCAAATACAAAGTCGGAACTCCCGCTATAGACATGTTATTCTTTCTATACAGCGAACAAATATTCAATAAAACAAAGTTTAAAGAGTTTGAAGAGTGTATGTCTTGGGATGAGTCCAGGTTTCATGAGCTCCTTAAAGAAGGATGGATACATGTTTGGAGAAAGAGACAGGGTAATGAAACAACTCTATATGAGTTATCATATAAGGGTAAGCGACTTATAAATACTATATACAAGAAACTTAACGGAGAGGAGATTGGTGAGACACCAAGGGCAAATCCTTTATTTAGACATGATGCCTCTTATATGGATAAGGTTTATAGAAATATGATTATAGAGATGAATGAATTTATAAAACAACAACGACATCTCTCTCCTGAATAATGGTGTAAGGATTTTCTTCAATTAACATATTATGACCAGCTCCTGCATCATAGTAAATTATATCTCCAGTAGTAATAACACTCACATCAGTACCTTCCTTAATTACTTCTCCTTTTTTATACCTAAACTCTGAAGCATCTTGAGCAGACAATAAAAGACCAGACTCAGTTCTAAGCTCTTCTTTAATCATTTTAATTACAATGTACTTACCTATTGGTTTCATATTCTTTTATTTTTCTTAATAATCTTTGGTTTCCACTCTCCTTTAAAGTAAATAAACTTTTTAAAAACTTAAGCATCGGTATGAATTCTTGCATGAGTAATAATAGCGTTCGTAGTAAGTATTGTGGTTGCAACGCTGATTGCGTTAGATAGGGCTTGTATTGTAACCTTAGCAGGATCAATAACACCCATCTCAAACATATCCCCAAATTCACCAGTAACCACATTATAACCTTCATTTTCTTTTAATGCTTTAGTATATATTTTAGTAACATCTAATCCTGCATTTTTTAATATCTGTGCTATAGGTGCTTCTAAAGTTTCCTTTAATATTCTATCACATGCACTATCTCCCTTAAACTCTTTAGCTAAAGTAGATAATAACAACCCACCTCCCGCTACAATTCCTTCCTGTAGTGCAGAACGCACTGCACAGACAGAGTCATCGACTCTGTCGAATTTTTCTTTTTGCTCAATGTCTGATGTAGCACCTACTTGAATACAACCTATACCTCCAATTAAGGACGCTATACGCTCATTCACAAACTCACGCTCATGTTTTGCCGTTAAAGTTGTTTGCTGCACTCTAAGCTCTTCTACACGATCCTCTATTTCCTTAGTAATCTCACCATCCTTAATAATAATGGTAGAGTCTTTACCTACTATAACTTTATCAGCTATACCTAAGTCCTCCATTCTGATTAAAGATAAGTCATCTCCTGTTTGTTCTGAAAAATATTTAGCTCCTACAGAGAATGCGATGTCTTGCATTAGCTCGTGAGCCTTGTATCCAAAGGATGGTACCATAATATTACAGAACTTTAACCCATTACGCTGCACATTTGCAGCTAAAGTATTAATAACATTAGTCGAACAGTTACCTATGATCAGTAATTTGTCACCAGAATTAATAATTGGTTTAAGTATATTCTCAATTTGCAGGATATTAGTAATCTCAGTATCGCATAAGAGAACCTTAACCCCTTCCAAAATACACTCGTCTTTTCTTTGGTCATTAATGAACATTGTAGAAGTATACCCTCTATCAACCTTTATACCATTAGTGACCTCAGCATATGTCTTATCAGTTTGAGATCTCTCTACAGTAACTATACCATCTCTACCAACCTCTTTGTATGCCTTAGCAATGATATCGCCAATCTCCTTGTCGTTATTTGCAGAGATAGTTGCAATATCTACAAGCATTTCGTCAGTTACCTCTCTTGACTCTTTTTTAATTCTTTCTAATAGCTTATCCCCTGCAGCTCTAATCTCTCTAACAACCTGGATAGTATTATCCTTTTTACTAATATACTTCTGACCAGCCTTTACTAATGCCTCAGTCAAAACAATTGCTGTAGTGGTTCCATCACCTGCGGTGTTAGCCGTCTTCTCCGAAGCTTGCTTCATCATCCTAACCGCTAAGTTCTCTACAGGATCAATAAGGAATATACTCTTAGCTACAGTAACACCATCTTTAGTTACTGTTAATCCTTGAGTATGTTCTGTAGATTCAATAAGCACTGTCTGCCCTTGTGGCCCAAGAGTACTCTTAACTGCATTAGATATTTTGGAGATTCCCGATATTAGTTTTTCACGAGCAGACTCATCGAAGTGAAGGTCCTTAGGTACGTATCCCTGTTCTTGCATTGTAATAGAATTTAAATTGATTTAATTTGCTGCAAAGATAATAAAATAAAATAAAGTAAAGAATTATATTTAAAATATAATATGACAATATGATAAAAAAAAGTTTTCTATTTATATATATATATATACACTACTCTTCTTTATACTTTTCTTTATAGAATAACTACTTTATTCTTGTCATCTTGTCATAAATAAATATAAAAGAATAGAAACCAATTAGTTAGGCTATGACGAGTTTGTTTTTAAGCTATCATGAGTATGACAGGTTCTTGTCATGGATATAAAAAAAAGGGGGTGAACATCAAATCAATGCATCCAACCCCTTCTCAACAGTCAACAAATAAATTATTTAGTAATCGTATTTATCGAAACGATCCATTTTTTTTCTCATCTCAGCACGCTCAATACCGTCCGCTATACAATCAATCTTGTATTGTTTTTTCATTTGCTTTCTATAACGAGAAGCCTGTGCTATACCAGTCTCACCGTCCTCACGTTCATTCATTAGTCTACCGTCCTTTACATATAAGCCGTCTACATTGTCAGAGCCTATAAATGGGTTTGTCATTTTTTTCATATTAATATCCTTTTGTTGTTTTTACTTTCTTTTTAGTTTTCTTTTTCATAGTGTTTATTTTAGCAAAGATAAAAAATTTTTTTAGACGTCTCGGGGTTGAGGGTTATTATATGTCATACGCACAGCACCCCCTCTCAGGAAACGAATATTTTTTTCAAAAGTTTTCTGGAAAAGCTAAATTTTCATTGATTTAAATCCGTCTTTTTGTCTCAGCCCCATGCACACTGCCAGTCTCAGCCCCATGCACACCCCTACTGTTCCCTCGTTACACGCATTACTTACTCCTTAATGACTCCTTAATGACTACGGATTCCCCAATACTCCCCACATTATAAACTTAAAGAGAATTAATAGAGACAAAGAGATGTCTCTTAGTACCCCATCGACACCCCAAACACATAAACATATCACCAATTTACCAGGTAAATTAAGATATCTTATGTATGCTGATTATCAATCACTTACAGTATCTTGAGTATATGGAACAACAATTCTTTTGAAATTATAGTTGATTATCCAATTTAATAAACTATCTTTGCACAGAATTTAAACACAACATTAACTTAAAGCACACAATTATGAGTAAAATTAGAGTCTACGATGAGACAATTACAGCAGTAAACAAGAAGAATCAATCCCTTGTAAACAAGGCAACAACATGGTTAAGCAAGTATCATTCCTGTAATGATGCAAGAGATATAATTTCCAATCTAATTGGGGAAGAAGGGAGGGAATGGGATAAGATAAATGATAAGTGCGAGTCAATATGGGATGTTTACACCATGTACTTAGATGAATTACCTAAGTATGAAATCAAGAACATTGAGAAATCAGAATTATACCTAAATAACTAATAAAAAAGAGAATAAATTATGCTATTACACACATTACATATGGACAAGGTTTGCGAGGGATACAAGATATATCTTTATAAGGAGAAGATGTCAGATGGTAACGGATGTATTACTTACTATCAGAGTATATCCAATCACCCTACTTCAGCAGGTATAATGTACCGTACTAAGGAGGAAATGTACAAATTTTATAACGAATGGTTATCTGAGTTAGGATACGATACTATCTAACCTAACACCACTACCGAACGACTTGCATAGAGATATGTGAGTTATTCGAGGTAGAGGGAATCAGCAATTGATTCCTACCATTAAAACACACAAGATGAAAAGAGATGAGATGTTAGTACCAAGATTAAATTTCCTTATGCCAATGAATTTTTTCCTTAGCCAAGATTGGCAGTTAAACTTTGGAGTAGATAGTAAGACGGCAATAGGCAGAGTAGTAGAATTAAACCCAGAATGGGTAATAGCAGTAGTAAATAACTTAGAGCATAGGTTAACGGATGTACTGCATGATTTCAAAGGTATATATGCAGAGGATGAGCATTTCCTACCGAGAATAGCTGGAGAGGAGTTTGAACCTATTTGTGAGGTATGTGATAAAGACATGACAAGAGAAGAACATGATTTCTGTGATATATGTCCTGATTGCAGAGATGAGGATATCTTAGGAGATTTTGATGAGAATGGAGATGCAGTTGATGTTAAAAAATATCAATCAGATGCTTGGGTAGATGCTCAGAATGATGCTTGTATTGATGAGAATGGAGATGAAATTGGTAAATCAATTATGGATAGTGTAAAGGTTAACGGATACACAAACATCCAAACCTACCGATTATGTTTAGTGTTAGATAATACTGAGTATTGGAAAGAGGATATCTTACAAACATTCTTCAGATTAGTTAGAGAGGATGAATTCAATGCAAATGATATAAACCTTATAGATTGGAATGAGGTAATCAAGAGATACTCTGATGATTTGATAGAGACTCACATACACCATCATAACAAATAATAGATACTCTGATGAGGCTTCTATTAGCCGAAACACTACGCAAGTAGTGTCAGTATCATAAGATACCAATTAACACCAACAACATGAAATTAGATACACAAATTCAACAGATACAGATTAAGGAGGTATCATCCTTAATGAGAAAGATTGCTAATCAAGTAGGTAAATCAACGGGAGGTTACTATAATGATAGTATAATCTGTACTGATGATTCAAGCTATATATGGGATGAGTTTGCTTATGCAAATGGAATAATGGATGCTGATGGATACTACTTAAAGGAGGAGAGTATGGTTTATAGTGTTGAGATAGGACTTCAAAATAAGGTTACTATCAAGGACTTAAAAGAAACATTATCATCAATTACTAAGATGGTAAAGGTTGAATTACTAATGGAGGAAATAAAAAGATAATTATGAAATATGCAAGATGTTGCTCGGTAACGGGAGAGGGAATGAATGATGGTTATGTATTCAATGACAATGAATATATCAAGCATAAGAAGGACTTAATTAAGCTACTCAGGAGTAAGGATTGGACTGCTGAAGATGAAGAGGGAAACGATATACCTCTAAGTTTATTAGATGATGATGGACTACTTGAATGGGCTTACAATGATGAAATTTACTATTGGACTGAATGGGAATGTCCTGAAGACTATGAGTATGAGGAGATTAACGGAATATTAACTGAAATATAATAGATATGATAAGAATGAAATTAAGATGGTTAACATATGATATGTTAATGGAGATATTTTTAGGACAAGTACATATGCCTAATGGAGGAGATAGTATGAGATTAGTGTATGATAAAGATAGTCTTATTAGGTACAAGCAACAGATCCTAAATAAATATGGAGATGTCATCATCAAATTAGATAATAGTAAGGATGTAAAATGGTTTGATAAGGTAGAGATAGATTGTTCTGAATTTAGAGAAAGACAAAGGATAATAGGTAAAGGTATAATGAATGCCTTAAATAGATAAATTGTGTGTTGGACACCATTTGCCTTGCTACGAAAGTAGTGAGGTTTTGGTGGTACAAGGAGTCAACAGTTGATTCCTAAAATTTAAAGCACACAAAATGAAAGTATTTAACGATGTATACGAGGTTGAGATACCACAAGAACAAGATAAGCAAATTAAGGAGATGCAATCAATAGTTAATAAGATTTCAAAGGCATTGCACAAAGGTACTGGAGGATACTACAATGATTCTTTAATTGAGATAGAGGCAATATGTGGAGAAATTATTGGGGAGTTTTGGTATAACAATGATGGAGATGATATTATGCCAAAGTATAGTGATGAGATAAGTAAAGAGAATGATAAATCAATATTAATATTAAATGTGCAATTAACATCCATCAAAGAGCTGGTAAAGATTGAGCGATGGATGGAATGGCAATTATTTTGTGATGACTACCGATAAGTGTAAATAAGTTGTATAAAACTTGTGTAATAAATATATATTACTTATCTTTGCAAACGAATTAATAATCAAATTTAAATAAACAATGAAAGCAATAAAAAGAAACCAAATGATGAATTGGTTATCAAAACATCAAGAGTTTGTAGGTACATCAGAAGACTTTAGCGGAGGCACTGGAGGTATACACTTATGTGGAGAATCTATGGAGGAGTATAAAGGAGAGGTAATATATGACTACTATTCTGAGGATCATAATAACAGAGTATTTGGAGTACTTAATAAATGGGAAGAAGAGTTAAAGAAAAGAGGATGGTACTCTGAGTGGTATGATGCTGGTACTGTAATGATTAATTTAATATAAATAAGATGAAAAATAACAAATTACAAGAATTCTTAATCCAAGAGATTGAGAAACTTAAAAAATCTAAGGGTAAGCATAATGCTACAATAGATAAAAATATTGATAATGTTATCAAAGACTGGACACTTAGCTTAAAGAAAGCTATTAAAATTAACGATGGACTAAAAATAAAATAATGGAAAGAGAAATTGCAGTAAACCAAATTATAGTACCAGCATACTATATGAGAAATAAAGATGGTAGTATAACTTATGACTTTGAAATGATGGCTGAAGAGTTTGAAAATGAATTATCTAAATTAGATGATAGTGTAGTAATAATGTGTTCAGTAGAAACTAAATAAAATGATAGTAAAAATACAACAAAGAAGTGTGTACCACAAGTTTACAGAGATAGAAATTGAAGTTCCTAATGATGTTGAACAAGATGATATGATGGATTGGATAAATGATAACGAGCAATTATGGGCTGACCAAATGGATGCAAAGTATACATTCTCAAAAGTAGAGTTTGGAAGTGGGGTAGATGATTATGATGGAATGAATGAAACTGAAATGGATAGTGAATGGAGATTTCAATGTCCCGTTGATGAAGATGGTCATTCATATGGAGGACACTTATAAATATATTATGCAAACTAAATTACAAGGATTACATAAAGAGTTGAAAAATATTAAGGCAAGGAAAATAGAGATGTATGGGAATTACAACGAAACCCATAAAAAAAGGGACTTAGAAGATTGTCTTGCTTCAATAGAGAGAGAAGAGAATTCGGTAAGAGGGTATTATGATGATGATGATGATAATGACTATCATCAAGCCAGTATAAATTAAAATTAAATAAAATGGGATATAGAAGCAAAGTAATTATAGGAGTAAAAACTGGAGATTTGTCAAAAGAATTTGATAAAATACTAAGGAAACATGAAATTGACGTAAACAAAACAGATGGAGATTACCTACATGTACATGAAGACCCAAATGATAAAACCTTTTATACATTCAATTACATTCAATGGTACGATTCAGATGATTGGTGTAAAGAGATTATGAATTGGTTAGAGAAACAAGATTCTAAAGGATGTAATAAAGATCCTTTCGGTAAGGATACTGTATTTTGTGTAGGACTTGGAGAAGATGGGCAGACACATTCCGAGATAGGAATGTACTGGGAATATGTAGAGCAAATTAGTGAAATTAACTTAATAGATTAAATAAAATGGAGAAAATTAAAATATATAAAAAGATATTATTAGAGAAATTAAAGCCAAATCCTAATAAAAAAATCATACAAAAACTACAACAAATGGCAGATTACATTAAAAAAATAAAGAAATGAAGACAATAAAATTTAAAGGAACTAAGGATCAAATAGAAAATTTAGAGGAATTATTTAAATTCGGTAGTAATGATTTACCTATTAAAGTTTCAGATAATGATAATATTAATATACCAAACTATTACATTGGATCGGTCTATGGTTATGAGGCAAGGAAAGTAATTGAGGATTGGAATTTATCATACAATATAGGTACTGCCACCAGCTATTTACTAAGGTGTGGAAAGAAATTTGAACAAGGGATGGATAATAAGGCTAAGCACATTGAGGACATTGAGAAAGCCATTAATCATCTTAGGTTTGAGATAGATAAATTAAATAATTTAAAATAAATTGAACAAAATTTGGTAAAGTAATACTAAAGTATTATCTTAGCCACCTAAATAAATTTAATATTAAGTGTAGTAGGGATTGGAAGGAATATCAATAGAATGGCTAACGAGATTTAGACTACTGCACTTGATATTATATAATTAAATTAAATATGAAAAAAGATATTTTTGATGGTTATGCAATAGCAATAGCCAAGCAGTTTCATCTGACAATGGATCAGATGTTTGATAAAACAAAGAAGAGGGAGATAGTAGATGCAAGACAAATGCTATACTATTTATGTATGGAGAGACCAATTAGAATTTCATACATCCAAAGATTCATGGAGGAACAAGGACACTCAGTTGCTCACTCTACTATCATACATGGATATAAGAAAGCTAAAGAACTTATTGATAGCGACCAAGACTTTAAAGATGTGGTAAATAAATTACAAGATGCATAGTATAGAGGATATATATTCTCAAGCATTAAGTGATTATAAAGCCATTCACTCACAAAATAGTATTATAAATTATGGAGTTAAGATTCAGAAATTTGACTCTGATATTCAGATACTAAATTGTAGTAGAAATGGAGATTACTTCCAAGACTGCAATGAAGATGAGTATGATTTATTTTTCATTCATGGATGGATCAAAGGAGGCTTAAGATTATCAATGATGAATTATAAGAGAAAATTAGACATGATAGAGGATAGAATAAGGAATGAGGTAAATACTCGTAAGAATGATAAGCATATTCAAAAATTAAAAACAAGTAGAGAAAACTTACTTATTAATTATTCAAAAAGACAAAAACAATTAAATAAATTAAATTAAATTATGAAAAACGAAAACATTTTTAAGGATTTATCATCCATATCTGTAAAGGATAAAACAGAAAAGAAAGGAAAGTTTAGTTATCTATCTTGGGCATCTGCTTGGAGTATGATAAAATCAGAACACCCTACTGCACAAAGAGTTGTATATGAATCTGAGCATACTGGACTTAATTTTTTTACTGATGGTAAAACTGCTTATGTTAAGGTAGGAATTATTATTGAGGGAATGGAGCATATAGACTACCTACCAGTTATGGATTATAGAAATAATTCAATAGCAATTGAAAAGGTAACTTCAATGGATGTGAATACTGCAATCCAACGATCAACTGCAAAGGCAATTGCTATGCATGGATTAGGATTAAGTTTATGGATTGGAGAGGATATTGTACAAACTATCAAGCCATCTATGGCAGTAAGTAAAACTCCAGTACCAAGTAAGCCAACCCATGTTGAATTAAATATTGGAGATGAAAACTTTGCTAAGGTATTAAAGTATGTAGGAGATAATAAGGATCTTGGACTACCTAAAATTGTAAAGAACTTAGAGGTTAAGTATAAGATAAAGCCATTGGTAAAAAAGGAAATATCTAAATACATTAAGTAATGGAGTTTAAAGACCTTAAAGAACTTATAAATACTAAGTTAGATAAATTAACTTGGATAGATTATGATGATTCTTCTATAATAAGTGAAGAGGGGTTTTCAGTTACAATAGATTATTATAAAAATATAGGAGAAAATAAAGATAAGAATCAACTCCTTGTTAATGTATATTATAATTCTATTAATATATCTGTTGTAGCATCTACTGATCCACCAGCGTGTGATAACTTTGCTAAGTGGTATTTCAGTAAGGTTGAAAAACTTGATCAAGATAAAGAAAATGAGTTAGAATTATTAAGAACTGAAGGTGAAAAATTATTTAAAGAATTATGAAAGATATATTAGAAAAATTAAAAGATGATGACCATTACTATGGGGAGTTTGGTAAACAATACTTATCTAATTCAGATATTATAACCCTACTTAATAACCCTAAAGAATTTAGAAAGCCTAAAGACTTTACAATGCCAATGCTACTCGGTAGGTATTTTCATACTGCAATGTTAGAGCCTGAGAAGTTAGTGTCAGAAGAGTTTACAAGCATAGATGTAACAAGTAGAAATTCTAAAAAGTACAAGGAAGAAATACTTGGTTATGGTAGGACTTTAATGATGTTAGATAAAGAAAAAGCTAAAATAGATAGTGCAGTACTTGTAATGAAATATAACTTAGAGTTCTTTGAGGATATCTATGATGATGCTAATGAGTTTGAAGTACCCGCAGTACAAGAGGTTATGGGTATGATGTGGAAGGGTAAAGCAGATATTGTAGGAAAAGATATGTTAATTGACCTTAAAACTACTGGAAACATAAAGGACTTTAAGTATAGTGCGAGGAAATATAACTATGATAGTCAAGCATACCTATACCAACAATTCTTTGATAAGCCTATGGTATTCTATGTAGTTGATAAGACTACATTTGAGTTAGGCATATACCATCCATCACAAACATTTCTAATGAATGGTAAGGAAAAAGTAGAAAGAGCAATAGAAGTGTATAATAAATTTTATGGAAAAAATGCTAAAGAAGATATTGAAAATTATATCATTAAAGAAGTACTTTAATGTAACAAAAAAAAGTGTATGGATTGAAATTCCAACCAATCTATATACTCAAGCCGAAAGAGATAATCTCATGGAGGCTACAATGAATCAGTTGGAAAAAATAATTTATAAAAATTAAATCATGTCAGAAAAGATCTATGTAGGAAACGGAACATCAAAATTTGATGGAAACCAAGTTGCTTGTAGCGTATGTTTAACAGACTTACCTCAAGAACACATGTTTGAGTACAACGGAAAGAAGTACATCAAACTACTTGTACAAGAAAAAAAGGCGGTAGATGAGTACGGAAATACTCATTATGTAGCGGTTGACACATGGAAACCAGAGCCAAAGAAAGAAACTGCACCAGCAGTTGAGGAAGATTTACCTTTCTAAATTTCAACCCAAGAGAATAGATTAGGGGCTTCATGCCCCTTTTCTTTCCTCTTAAAAATGATGAGATGACGATTTTACTTGTAATTTATATACTCTCTATATAAAGCCTAAACCTAAACTTACTTCTTTTATATATATATATATATATTTCTTATCATATAGTCATAAATAAAGAATATATAAGTAGTAGTTAGTAAAAAAAAGTTAACATAAAGTTAACATAATAAATAATAAATCAAATAAAATGGAAATAACAATATTTAAAGATATTAAAGATACTGCTCAACCTTTCTATAGAGACGTATCAAGAATATTAGAAAGGATTCAAGTAGGATCATCCCAAGACATAGTAAAGTCAATAAGAGGAGAAAAGGATAAAGAAATAAGAAATAAATTAAAGCAATCATTACCAGCTATATGTTTTAGTGGTAAATTTACTAAAAGAAATGATTCTTCTTTAGTTGAGCATAGTGGAATTATGTGTTTAGACTTTGATAACTTTCCCTCAGAGAAAGATATGTTGGAAAAAAAAGAAACCCTAACTAAAGACAGATATACATTTTCTGTTTTTATATCACCAAGTGGTTTAGGATTAAAGGTATTAGTTAAGATACCAGCAGAAGAAGAAACACATAAACAATTTTTTAATTCTTTACAATATCATTATGATAGTGAATACTTTGATATATCTTGTAAGAATGTATCAAGAGTATGTTATGAATCCTATGATCCGTTAATATATATTAATGAGCAGTCAAGTATTTTTAATCAAGTTATAGAGCAAGAGTATCAAGAGGTTGTTAAGCATAAAGATGTACAGACTATACCAATAACTAATGAGAATAAGATTATAGAAATTCTTTTAAAGTGGTGGGAAAGAAAGTATGGTTTGAATAGTGGAGAGAGAAATCAAAATGTATTTATATTGGCATCAGCGTTTAATGACTTTGGAATTAATAAAACTTTAGCAGAGTATGTTATGGGTAATTTTGTAAGCAAAGATTTTCCAAAAAATGAAATAATAAGAACTATTAATTCAGCATATAAGCAAGTACAAAACTTTGGAACTAAATATTATGAGGATGAGGAAAAGGTAAATAATGTTAAAAGAAAATTAAGAAAGGGGGCTACTGCCTCTGAAATTAAATCTGAGATTGCAGAGAACTTAGATGTTGAGGATCAGGTTTTAGATAATGTAGTAAAAAGGTTAGAGGAAGAACAAGACGAACAAAAGTTTTGGACAAAAAGTGAGAAGGGAGTTGTAAAAATTATACATATATCTTTTAAACAATTCTTAGAAGATAATGGATTTTATAAGTTTAGTCCCGAGGGAAGTAAAAGTTATGTTTTTGTAAAGGTAACTAACAATTTAATTGACCATACATCTGAAAAAGAAATAAAAGATTTTGTATTAACTTTTCTTTTAGACATAGATGATAAGAGTATATATAATTATTTTGCTGAAAGTGTAAAATATTTTAGAGAAGAATTTCTAACTCTACTTGGATCTATAAATGTATACTTTGTAGCTGACACTAAAAACACAGCATATCTTTACTACATTAATTGTGCAGTTAAGATAACTAAAAATGAAATTATTCCTATTGATTATTTAGATTTAGGAGGTTATGTTTGGAAGGATCATGTTATTGATAGAGTATTTGATGTATGTGATGTTACTGATTGTGATTTTAAAACCTTTATATATAATATATCGGGAGGGGATGCTAAAAGAACATTATCTATGGAATCTACTACTGGATACTTATTACATGGATGGAAAAACTTATCCTATTGTCCAGCTACAATACTAAATGATGAGGTTATATCTGACAATCCTGAAGGAGGAACAGGGAAGGGATTATTTATGAATGGGTTAGCACAAATGAAAAAGTTAGTAGTGATAGATGGTAAGTCATTTAACTTTGATAAATCATTTGCCTATCAATTAGTTTCCGCTGACACTCAAATATTATGTTTTGATGATGTAAAAAAACACTTTGACTTTGAGAGATTGTTTAGTGTGGTTACGGAAGGATTAACTTTAGAAAAGAAAAATAAAGATTCTATTAAGATACCATTTAGTAAATCTCCAAAGGTGGCTATCACTACTAACTATGCTATAAAAGGAAAGGGTAATTCTTTTGCTCGTAGAAAGTGGGAGTTAGAACTTAGTCAATTTTATACTAAAGAGTTTACTCCATTGGTAGAGTTCGGTAAGTTAATGTTTGGAGAATGGAATGATAATGATTGGTGTCAGTTTGATAATTATATGATCACGTGTTTACAATTATATTTAGAAAAAGGTTTGTTAAAAAGTGAATTTGTAAATCTTAAGACTCGTGTACTATCTGCCGATACATCTCACGAATTTATTGAGTGGTGCGGAATAATTGATGGGATAGATAACCCTAAGCTATGTTTAGATACAAGAATTTATCAAAATGATTTATATTTAGATTTTATTAATGAGTATCCTGACTATGGTCCAAAAGCAAAAATGACTGTGAGCCGAATAAAGTTTGGTAAATGGCTCATATCTTATGGAAATTATAAGTTTGATTGTAATCCTTTACAAGGAAAAGATATGTTAGGTAAATGGATTAGTTATATAAGTAAATCAAAACATCAAGAATATACAAATGATAGAGTTTAGAGAGTACCAAAATCATATTATATCAGATGGTGTGGGTATAATAAAACAACATAGATTTCTTTACTTAGCTATGGAGGTTAGGACTGGAAAGACTTTAACAAGTTTAGGAATTTGTGATCTTATTGATGCTAAGAAAGTTTTATTTATTACAAAGAAGAAAGCAATATCAAGTATTGTTAATGACTTTGAATTACTAATGCCTCAGTTTGAGTTAGAGGTTATAAACTATGAGTCTCTACATAAAATTAGACAGACTGGATGGGATGTAGTTATCTGTGATGAGGCCCATGGTATGGGAGCATTTCCAAAACCAAGTGGTAGAACTAAAAAAGTAAAGAACATTATATTTAGGTCTAATCCTTATGTAATATTACTTAGTGGGACTCCAACACCAGAGTCTTATTCTCAGATGTATAATCAAATTTCTTTTATACCCAATAATCCTTTTGCACATTATAAAAATTTCTATCAATTTGCTAAGGACTATGTAAAGGTTACTCAAAAAAAGATAGGAGGTCTATATATCAATGACTATTCAAAAGGAAGTAAAAAAATTATTGAGGCTATGTCTCCTTATACTATAAACTTTAGTCAGAAGGACGCTGGGTTTGTTGTACAAACCAATGAGCATGTATTAGAGGTTGAGATGAAATCATCCACCACAAAGCTTATAAGCAAACTAAAAAGAGATTTAGTAGTAGAGGGTGATTCTGAGGTAATATTGGCTGACACGTCAGTTAAACTAATGACTAAGGTACATCAGCTATGTAGCGGAACCATTAAGTTTGAGAGTGGTAATTCTATGGTAATTGATTTAAGTAAAGCTGAGTTTATAAAGAAAACATTTAGAGGATTTAAAATAGGTATATTTTATAAATTTAAAGAAGAGTTAAATGCTATTAAAGAAGTTTTTGGAGATGACATATGTACGGAGTTAGATTGTTTTAATACCACTGATAAAAATATAGCACTTCAAATTGTAAGTGGAAGAGAAGGTATTAGTTTACGAAAGGCTAATGCCTTAGTATATTACAATATTGACTTTAGTGCTACATCATATTGGCAGAGTAGAGATCGGATGACAACTAAGGATAGACTTAAGAATGATATCTATTGGATATTTAGTAAAGGAGGTATAGAGAGTGATATATACAAGGCTGTAATAAAAAAGAAAGACTACACCCTTACACACTTTAGAAGAAAATTTATAAATTTGTAAATAATAATTATGAAAAAAGGAATAAAAAAAGAAGAACAAGGAGAAGGAGGTAGTGTTGGTACTATTAAAGTATTAACCAAACCAAAAAAATGCGATATGTTTTACACTTATGATGATTTTATGGGAGATGAAGAGAGGTGGTGTATTAACTGCGGACAAACAGAGAGTTCACATAAGAAATGACCGAACAACAAATACAAGCAAAGAGGATTAAGCAACTGGAGTCGGAAGGATACTATGTTCTTAAGCTAATAAAGACTAATAAGAATGGAATCCCCGATCTCCTTGCAATTCCTCCTAATTGTGATGTATTATTTTCAGAAGTAAAAAGACCAACAGGTAAACTGTCAAAATTACAAGAGTATAGATTAAAAGAATTAGAAAAACATGGGTGCAGAACAGAAGTATATAAGGGAGGCGGGCTATGATGTAGCAGAAGACTTTATGGAAAGTATTTCTGACATGGATATTAGGACTGGAATAAAAATTGCAAAGTTTATTGAGCAAAATGTAGATTCAGTTCCTACAAATAAATTAATATCTACAGTTTTAGGAGGTGTAATTGTGGATGATGATGAAGAACCAATTACTTTTGCATTAGAAGTAATAAAGGATGATTCAAAGTATATTATTTTAGCAGATGTACAGCTTATATCTATGGATGAGTATTTAGATCTACTAAATTTAAAATTAAGTATAAAATGACACATCCAAGCCTTAAAATAAAACGTGGAGGACCAAAGAAAAATAAAACATTTCTCAGTCTAACCCAAGAAAAGAAAGATAAAATATTAAAATCTTTTTCGGTAGCTAATAATGTTACTGAAGTAGAAAGGTTTTTTAATGTATCTAAAGAAACTATAGATAAGATATTTAAGGAGAAGTTTAAAAAATTAAATTAAAAAAGATCTAAAATAGTTGGTAAAGAAAAATAAATTGTTAAATTTGTCCATAATTAATGTTCAAAAATAGTTAAATAAGACAAATGGCCAAAGTATCTCCTAAAGATTCAAAGATGATAGCCCATATAGAATTTACCTGTGATAATATACATAGATTTGGCTATGATATGAAGGAGGATATGATGAAAAGAGATTATGATCAAGCACAAGACAGGTGTATAGAATTAATAAAAGTATTGCAAGATATAATTGAGTCTATGGAGGATGAACTGTAAAATTAAAAATGCCTTATAAAGATCCTAAAGATCAGAAAGCAGCAGTAAGACGTCATTATTTAAAAAATAAAGAAGAAATTAAGGCCCGTTCATTTAAAAGAAACAAAATACAGAGATTAAGAAATAGAGAGTTTGTAATGTCTATAAAAGAAATATCAGAGTGTATAGATTGTGGAGAGAATAACCCTTTAGTATTAGATTTTGATCACGTTAAAGGAGATAAGATTCTGGCAATTTCTGATATGTCAAACAAAGCTTATTGTATTAATGCAATATCAAAAGAGATGGACAAGTGTGAGGTCAGGTGTGCTAACTGCCATAGAATAGTAACAGATAAAAGAAGAATTAAATGATAGATGAAGAATTAATGCAACAATTGAGTGATAACGAATGTCTTCTTGCTGATGGATACGAGTCAGCTTTAATAGGAATAACAGAAGGATCAAATCCTGTAGCTGTATATGATATGGATTTATGTATTAAAAGTTTAGTAGAAGAAGACGGAATAGAAGAAGAAGATGCTCTTGAACATTTTTACTACAATACTGTAGGATCTTACGTAGGAGAAAAAACTCCTATTTTTATAAAACGATATGAATAATAACATAGTAGTTATCTGGCCATGCAAAAAGTAATAGCAAAAGAATTACATACATTCGCTAAAGTAATAGCGGAGAGATTCTCTCACAAGAATAGAAAAGGAAATGGAAATAACGAATCATTTTTAGTGGATGAGGTTATACCAACTTCAGATCATACTGCTGTGATTAATTTTAAAAAGAGCAGTGGAAAGATAGGGGTTGCTTTTTGTTATTATATAACTAAAGGAATGTCTAAGGGATGGAAATATTTCTTTCCTACTGACTCACACCTTAACGGTTTCCAAGCATTCTTATATTATAAGTTAGATGCAGAAAGGAGAAACTACGACAAGAACTTTAATGTAGACCAGTATAATAGAAACAGACCAGCAAGCGAACACATAAAAAAAGAACACGAAATATAATAAGTTATGAAAGCAAAAGAATTTTTACACTCTGATGAATTAAATGAATGGGATACAATATTTGATCCAGGAGGAAAGCAAGAGTATACTGAAGAACAATTGATACGCTTTGCAGAAGTGTGGGTAAAAATACAAGTCAATGAAAAATCTGATCAGTATGGAGGTAAAACACGAACAGGTGGATTATCACCAGACACAGGGCCAAGAGCATAAACATAACTTTAAATTAACACTCAGGAAATAATTAATAATAAATAAAGGGTAAGACCTAAAAGCATTTAATTTTTCAGCCCTGAGTAGTAGAGGGGGGGTGTGGTTACCTCCCCAATACAATTAACTAAGAGTAAAGTCCCTCTCACTAATTATAGGCGAAATAGAATTATGAAAACAATTACATTAAATTTTAAAAATTGGAACAACGGAGCGTCAGGAGGTAGGCTAAGAAGAATCTATAAACGAATTTATAT